GAGGAGGACTAATCCCTCGACCGGGTAAAGGTCGCGCAGGGGTCTTTGGTTGGTAGCCGCCCCTGCGCGATCTTGGCCTTGTCGAAACTGGCCACATTTCCTAGCGGAAGAATGTCTACTGTTGGCAAGAACAATGGTAGACTTGTAAAGAGTGATCCGGCGGGGGCCGCGCACGAAGCGCGGCCACCGCCCCCCACCCAGAGGAGAGCAACACACATGACACAAGGGAAGCTAGTCGGCAAACTGCCGCCACGTGCATCCCGTGGCGAGGACTACGACTGGGATGCCGCAGCGAATCTTGCGGCCAAGCATCCCGATGAGGCAGTCCTTGCCGCCAGCCACGTACCTGAGTCGCGCGTGAAATCCGTTCGAGGATACACCCGCCACCCGTTCGTGCAGGACACCGGCCACATCGTGGTCGCTGTCAGAAACTCCACGGTAGAACACGACGGTATCCGATACGGCGATGTATATTTCACGTGGGAACAATCCCAGAAAGGGGACCTATAACCTATGGCCTTACCCACCATGTTCGGAGAGTTCCGTGTAGTCGGTGACCCCGTACTCCGCTTCACGCCTGACGGTGTACCCGTCGCCAACGTCCGCCTCGTGTGCAATGCACGCAAGAAGGACGCACAGGGAAACTGGGGTGACGACCCGGACAAGGTTCTCTGGGCGAACGCCAGCCTGTGGCGCAAGCCTGCGGAGAATCTGGTGAACTCTGTCCGCGATAAGGACCTCGTCCATGTCGTCGGCGTGTTCTATAACCGCGACTTCGAGCACAATGGTGTGAAGCGTACGTCCACAGAGATTGATGCGGTGAGCATCTCCCCCTCCCTGACGTTCCGCGCCACTCCTCACAGTGACCAGCAGCCCGTGCAGGGACAGCCGCCACAGGGCGCACAGCCGGGCCAACGGCCACAGCAGGGCGGATGGCCCAACCCTGAAGTGCAAGCCCCGTACAGACAGCCACAGGGCCAGCCAGCCTATACCCAGCAGGGGCAGCCACAGCAGGGCCAATGGCCTGAGCAGGGCTGGCCCGGCGGCGGACAACAGCCGCCTTTCTGATAGCCAATCCGCAGATGGTCGACCGTCTGCAACCCACATAACCCACACAACAATCAGGAGATAGCCACCGATGGCAACAGGAACGATCGAAGCCCCCGTTACGGACAACGAGGAAGTCGTAACGGACGAAACCGTGCAGCAGAAAAAAAACCGTCTGCGCAACGAGGCTGAGCGCGAGGTGCTGAACAACCACCGGGACGAACTGAACCAGATCACGGAGGCGAAGTTCGTGGAACAGGGACTCAACTACACCCGCCGCCTGACCGAGTCTGAAAAGGCCGCACGGAAGGTGGAGGAATACTTCACCCAGTTCCCGGAACTCCGGGAACAGTTCGCCTCCCACTAACCCCGGGCATGACGAAGCCCCCGGCGGTTTTAGTGGCGGGGGCTTCGTCGTTCGGTACAACCTTTGGCTACCAACCTCTGAATGTAAACCGAACCTCCAGCATACCAAGAAGCGCGGCATAACGCTTGCGATAGGCTATCGGAACCAAATGAAAAAGCGCCCCCAGCTTTGGACGGCAGGGGCGCTTTTGATTTCAACCAAACCGTGCGGATGTGACTCAACCGGTAGGACCCATAGGGGGGGGTATCTCCTATGGTACCGGTGCAACGAAGCAACCGCACAACCAACTAAGGGGACAAGTAGCAGCAGTGAGTATAGAAGCCATGGTTTGGGCCTTGAAGAAGGCCCCCGTCTCAGACCCGGTGGAAGCCCTTATCCTCGTCGGCCTTGCCGATCATGCGCACGAGGATGGCACGGTGGCGTATGCCGCACAGAACACGCTCGCAACGTACGCACGGACCTCGTCCCGAACAGTACGCAGGAAGCTCGCCGTACTGGAGGCGGCGGGCCTCATCAAACGCGGTGACCAGCAGATGGTCGCGCACATCCCGACCAACCGCAGGCCCATCGTTTGGGACCTGTGCTTGGATGTCGAGGCCACCCCGGACGAGCACATCGGACAGGAAATCTTGGAGCCAATCTTGGGGGGACAGGATGTCCGCCCGGACACCAGTGTCCGGCCAGAACTGGGGGGCAGGGCGGACACGGGTGACCGGTCACCCGTGTCCGGGCGGACATCTGAGACATCTAGGCCGGACACTGGAGACATTCAGGCCGGACACGGATGTCCTACAAACCGTCCTTTAACCATCCATGAACCATCCATTAGTAGCGCCGCTCCATCGAAGGCCCCGAAGGCAGCGGCTGCGCATGCCGTCCCGGCTGAGTTCGGACTGTCTCCCGAGCGGGAGGCGTGGGCCAAAGAGCACGCTCCCGCCATCAATGCCAAGCGTGAGACGGATGCGTTCGTGGACTACTGGCATGGGGAGGGGGGCAAGAAGAAGAATTGGGAAACCACATGGCGGAACTGGATGCGCCGGGCGCAGACGGATGCGGAACGCAGGGGCTGGAAGCCCTCTAACCAGTCGATCGTCCACCCGATGCACTCATGGATACCGGAGAACCGTCGATGACACCCGAGGAATCAGTGATCGGTGCCTGCCTGCTCGAACCGGCGAGTGCCCGCTTCGCGGCGGACATGATCGAGCCGGAGGACTTCGAGCTTTCGTCACACACCGCTTACTTCCGGGCCATCATGCAACTCATCAACGATGGGGAGCCGGTCGAACCGATGTCCGTGCATGCCAAGGCATCGGAGTCCGGGCACCGGGGACTCCAACTCGTTGACCTGTACCGCATGCAGCAGGAGACGATGTCGGCGGCGTCGATCACCTTCTACGCCGAGCAGGTGAAGAAGGTGGCAACCCGCCGTCGCATGGAGTCCATCGCCACGAAGCTTATGAGCGCGGCGAGGGATGAAACGATCGCGCCGTCGCAGGCGATCCAGATGGTGGCCGAGGCCATCAAGGACCTGCACTCCACCGGCAAGAACCGGATGACGACAAAGACGCTGGAAGAAATCCTTGCCGTGGCGGAGGACCACGACTGGCTGATCCCGGACCTGCTCGAACGCGGTGACAGGCTCATCATCACCGGCTTCGAGGGTGGGGGAAAGACGACGTGGGTCCGGCAGTTGGTCATCTGCATGGCGGCGGGTATCCACCCCACCACGCTGAACATGCTGGACGAACCGCTCACCGTGCTGGTGGTGGACGCGGAGAACACCGAGGCGCAGTGGCGGTCACACACCCGGGGTATGGTGCACAACATCCACCGCATGGGGGGCAACAACCCCGCCCCAAGGATTCACATCCACGCAAAAGGAAGGATCGACATAACGAGGGACGCAACACTGGGAGAGATTCACCGGCTCGTGGACGAGCACGAGCCGCAGGTACTGGCCATCGGGCCGATCTACAAGATGGTGTCCACCGGGATCAACAACGATCAGGAAGCCGCGCCGGTCATCACGGCGCTGGACTCCCTACGTGATCGTGGGCTGGCGCTCATCATGGAGGGTCACTCGCCGAAGGGCACCGGAGCCAACGGACAGCGGGACATGTCCCCGCGTGGTTCGGCTGCACTGCTCGGCTGGCCCGAGTTCGGGTTCGGGATGTACCCCGACTCCGAGAATCCCCAACTCACCAATATCCAAAGGTGGCGTGGGGACCGTGAGACGGGCAGGGAGTGGCCGCGTGAACTATGGCGCGGCGGGATACTCCCGTGGAGCGGTGACACCATCAGCCCGCGAGCGAGAGCCGTCATCAGCCAAGAGCGGCAGGACCACCACGCCCGCTACAACTAAGAGCTACCAACCCGGCAGACGGTCGACCGTCTGCCATCGAAAGGAATCGAAATGTCCAAGGCAATCATCATCCCGTCGGACAAGACCCAGCCGCTGCGCTGGGCCGACCATGCCAACAACGACTACAAGTCGATGACAGCGCTGGTGTTCGGCGGCAACCGCAACGGCGGCATGTTCTCCATGTCCACCGTCGGCGACGGGGACAAGCACCTCTCATTCTTCTACGACGACGAGGGCCTGTTCCGCCTCGACAGCGAAAACCTCCCGGACATCATCAACCTGCGGGCCATGCAGTTGTACGCCACCCTCGAAGGGATGCAACTCACCGACTTCACCGTGCCCCTGATTGGTGACTACGTTGTGGTCGGTGACGCCGACGAGGACGGCAACTCCATGGACGCCCCGGGATGGGTGATGGAGTTCCCGTTCACGTGGCACACGCACATTGAAATCGTCACGGCGGAAGTGGATGTCACTGATGACTGAGGAAATGCGCACGTGGAGGATGGCCCTGCGGGACTGGGTCATACGAATGGGCGGGGATTACGACGCCTTGCTGGCACAGTCACAACGCGAGAAGGAGAACACCGAATGAAGGGCAACCCCTATGCGGAGGCTGTGAACAATGGCGTCCAGAACATCAGGGAACTGATCGGCAAGCGGGAGCTATACCAGCGCGACGGGCTGGGCCTCATCCTTGAATCCCAGAGCAGGATGGCCGTGGCGTACGAGTTGCGCACCGCCAACATGATTGCGCTCGAAGCGCTCTTGCAGGCGGCGGGCACTGACATCCAAGTAGACGCCATTCAGGAAAGGCTGGGGCTGCAGTGAGTGAGAACTGGGACTGGACCGATGCCATCCCCGAGAGGATGAAGGACCTGAATCTGGACTACCGGCGCAAGGTCCCCATCCCCATCATGAACCTGAAGCCGGACGGCGAGCCGAACTTCATGGTGGTCAACAACGAGACGGTAATCCGGTGCGGCATGGCCCGGCTGTGCGGTATCTGCGGGAAGGACTTGGACTACTGGATCGCCTTTGTGGGCGGGCCAATCTCCGCTGGCAACGGGGCGTACACCGACCCGCCGTTCCATGTGGAGTGTGCGGAGGCGGCAATGCTTTACTGCCCGCACCTGAACCGCAAGGTCCACCGCCGGGCACCCGACGAGAAGATGCCCGACGGCAGTTGGAAGTCCGAGGGTGCGGTCGAGGAGAAGCCAGCGCAATGGATCATCGGCATTACCCGCGACTACCGCATGATCCCGTGGGGCAAGGGCGTGCTGTTCAAGTGCTCGGTTCGCCATAGCCGCGTGTACGAGTACGACGAGCAGGGACACCTGCGGAAAGTAGCAAATGACTGAAGGCATCATCCCGTACGGGAGCAAGGGAAGCGGCTGGTCAGGCTCGGAGACATCCCGGGAGCGGGCCGAGCGTGAGGACAGTATGGGAATCACGGGCAAGCGACAGGCGCAGGTGTTCGCCCTCCTTGCCACGCACACCACGGCGGGCATGACCGTGAAGGAAGTGGAGGACCACCTGTCGTTGGGCCACGGCCCGGCCTCTTCCGCCCTTACGCACCTGCACCGGGCCGATCGTGTTGCCCGGTTGCAGGAGCGGCGAAGCGGCCAGCAGGTCTATGTGCTGAAGGGCTACGTCGAGGACCGGGAGGAATCACCATACCGTCCCCGGCTGGCCCGGCCACACCCGCGTTACCTGACCAAAGATCAGGTGCTGGCGATCCTGTCCGACTTGGGTGTGGACGAGGACATGTACCCGACCATCCGAAGGATTCTGGAGGCATTGCCATGACGACCGATAAGCAACGGCGCGAGAACCGCGTGCAGGCTGGCCTACCACTGGGTGATGAGGACGAAACCAAGTACCCGATCGTCTATGCAGGTAGTGACCTGTCCACCGTGCAGGTAATCCTCACGGAGGAAGTGTTCAAGGCGTTCGAGGCGTGGATCGTGAGGCAGGGACTGGAACTGTCCCCGCCCCTGATGTTCAGGCCGGATGACCTGCCGTCGTACATCATCACCATTCCGGAGGCGGGGCAATGACTGGATTTACGGTGGTCGGATTCTGGGACAGCGCGGGCAAGCGACACGTCATCGGCGTCATCGAGGGGGAGCACAACGTGACCGGCGGGTTTGATGTTACCGACGGCGGGCTGTTCGCCGTGTACTTGGAGGCCGAGGACTCTGAGGACGCCGAGGCCGAGGTGCACGGCACCACTGAGGAGGACACGAAGGACCGCTTTGAGTGAGGCGACATGAAGGATGCTCTGCCGAGCCGCGGACCCTACAGTCCGTTCTCCGTCGGCCAGCGCACGCTGGTTGCCCGCACCTGCCTACGGTGCGGGCAACTGGCGGACGGCGACAGCTTCCCGGTTATCTCAGGCGTCGGGGCGCGGCGCAAGGCGTGCCACGACTGCGTGAACAGGCAGAAGAAGCGCGACCGTGAGGAGCGGGGCATCGGTCGACCGTCTGCCAGACCGCCGGAGGAGTTGCAGACCAGTAAGTACCGGCGCTGGTCCGCCGAGGAGGACAAGTACCTGCGCGAGAACATCACCGGCCAGAGCTACGAACAGATCGCCGTGGCGCTGGGGCGGTCACTCGACTCCGTCTACACGCGGCGGCGCATCCTCGGGCTGGCTACCGTCAGGACGAGTCGCCGGGTAGAGACACCGTGGGTGGTGCGTCGGTGAGCGCCATCCCAACCAGTGCACGGGACAAGGTTTGGGAGCGACAGAACAGGCAGTGCGCCCGCTGTGGTGGGCGCGGCTACCAGATTCACCACCGACAGCGGCGACGCGAAGGCGGACATGCCGAGGGCAATCTCGTTGGCCTATGCCGCACATGTCACGAGTGGGCACACTCCCATCCTGACAGCGCACGTGATCGGGGTTACATTGTGGGGATCAGCGTGGATGAGCCGTCGACCGTTCCGATTCAGACCTTTATGGGACTGGTGCTCTTCGATAATGACGGGGGTATCCACTTCATAAATGAATGATGAGGGGAACACTCGATGGGACTGGGCCTAAGTATCGAGGTAAACATTCCTGAATGGGTGGATATTGCATCCGTTATTGCCGTCGGAATGCAGTGTTATCCGTATGGAATTGTCGGGGACATGGACTTAGCGGAGGCTATTCAGTGGGCATTCTCTGATGCCATTGGCGTCACCGCTCTGGCCGCTATGGGTGTGACATGGATAGGAATGACAGTAGGAGGAAGCATGAAGGGACCACAGATCGCATGACAATGCCGCGCAGATTTTTCACCAGCCTTGCCGATCGGTACAGCAAGCTCCGGCCCGAGCCGGACACCCCGGAGTATGAACTCTGGTCAAAGATGGTGGCAGGCACCGTCACGGTGATCGAGGGTGAGTGGCAGTCGTTCAGGCGGGACCGTTTCTTTGACGGCGTAGCAGGGAAAAAGCAGAGCGCAGAAGCCCGGCGCTGAATGTCAGGGGTCGGGTGGACGATGGTTCCACCCGGCCCCGGGCACCTGTCCAGAGTGTGGATAGAGTATGACACTTGGGAAGATATGGGATAAAATAGAAACATGACTACCGACGCTGAACTGCAGACCAACCCCAGACTTAGCCCGCTGACGTGGCACCAGCAACTGGCCCTAATGTCCCCGCTCAACCCGGCCCGCGTATCCAAGCGGGACAACATGTCCTACCTCGAAGCGTGGGACGTAAAGGCGTCCCTCATCAAGGTGTTCGGCTTCGGCGGGTTCTCCTCCGAACTGCTGGAATCCGAAATCCTCGACGTGCGCGAGGTCGCACAGCGCAGCGGCAACAAGATGAACCAGAAGGTCACGGCCAAGGCGGTCGTACGTCTGACCATCCACCAGACCGGTGCCGTCTACACCGAGGCCGCGATCGCAGGATCATCCCAGCCGGACATCACCGAGTCGATGGACATGGCGATCAAGTCCGCCGAGTCCGATGCCTTGAAGCGCGCGGCCATCTTCCTCGGCACGCAGTACGGACTCTCGTTGTATAACGCCGGACGCACGACCGACATCGTCCAGCGCGTGTTCGCGCCGGACCAGTTGTGGCCCCGGCCCAACCCGGAGCAGCGGGCGGAGGATCAGGCCAAGGAGGAGCAGCCGAAGGACATCATCGTCGACGAGGCTGAGTACAACGTGACCCCAGAACAGCGGGACGCGAACCAAGCCCTGCTGAACCGGGCGCTCCAGATGAAGGCCGAGCAGGCAGTGAACTAGCAGACGGTCGACCGTCTCCCGCATTCCCCACAGGGGACAGGTAAACCCCAAGCTGCCTGTCCCCTGTGGCATTTCCGAAAGGACCACCATGGTCGACGAAGATGAGCAGGCAGCGGACCTGAACGACGCCGTCCTCGACGTGCTCATGCACAACGAGGAGCACGCTGGCATCGACCTGAAAAAGGTAGGTGAGGCCGCAGCTATGGCGTTTCACGATGCGATTCAACATGCCAGCAACAGCACCGCCCGGTCCCAGCAGCAACAGGACTTCATGCTGGGTGTTTCCAATTTGGGCCATTGCCGGAACTACGCGGCGCTGATGATGAAGCAGACCCCGTTCTCCGACAAGCGGGACAAGACCGCAGCGTTCTTCGGGACCGTGGCCGGTGCCGCCATCGAAGCGCAGTTGCTGATCGACCACCCGGGCTGGCTGTTCCAAGAGGACCTGTGGTTCCCGCTCCCGTCCGGCGGCGGAACGGGTGCCCACCCGGACATCGTCATCCCGTTCGATGTGCAGGACCCCGAGGCAGGGTTCTATCAGGGCGTTCTCGACGGCAAGTCCAAGGCTGAATTGGAAACCATAAAGAAGACCGGCCCGAGCCAGCAGCAAATCTACCAAGTGCACGCCTACGCGAAGGCGGCTATCGAGGCAGGGCTGCTGGACCCGAGCCATCCGATCATCGTAGGCGATGTGTACTTCGACCGTTCCGGCAAGGACGTGATCCCGCACGGTGTGATGCACCTCTACACCGAGGATGTCATCACGTTCATCGACGAGTGGGTTAACGACGTCAAGTACGCGGTGATGCACAACGAGGACGCATCCCGGGACATGCCGCGCGAATGGTGCTGGTCGTACTGCGAGTACGCCACCGCATGCCGGGGTCACGATACCGATGTCGAAGGTCTGCTGGAAGATCCGAATATCATCGCCGCTGTGGAGATGTGGGAGGAAGTCAAAGAACTGAAGGCGCAGGCCAAGAAGAAAGAGGCCGCGTATAAGCGGACCCTCGACGGCGTGACGGGTTCGACTGGGACATACAACATCCGGTGGACCGAGGTCGGCGCGGTGGAAATGAAAGCCCGCACCCGCAGTGGGTACAAGAAGCTCGGCATCACCAAGGTGCCGGGCGCAAGGAAATAGGAGACGCCATGCAGGAAGCACGAGCACTACTCGAAGTTACAGCGGGTATCATCCCCGGGAAGGCGCAGCCGGAGTACACGCGGCAGTACGCCATCACCAGCGCGGAGTGGCAGAAAGCCCGGGAGGCTAACGTGATGGGCCATGAGCAGGCCCTGCTCGCCGAGGCGGCTGGCAAGGCGCAGGGCTACGCCCACCTCCTGATGCTCCAGCCGAACCAGATCAATTGGGTGCGGGTCGACTGGCTGTGGCTGTGAGCCTGCTCCCCAAGAAACCAGCACCTGAGTGGCAGGACACGCCCCTCCCCGGCTTGGAGGAAGTCCCGACGAAGCACGTCCGGGAGAAGTCCAAGAAGGACGAGGACGACGACGCGCACAAAATCAAGTACCGCAGATACCGGGGAGCCAGAAGCATCGTCTGCCACGACTGCGCCTACGAGGGGTCTGCTGTCGTCGCCAGCGCCACCCACATCCGCATCTATCAGGGCTTGGAACGCTACCTGTGCAGTGCCCATGCCACCCACCGTCGGGACATCACCGACCAAAAGAGAGGAAACGGATGACCCACCACCATCCCCAGTTCGCGCTGATCCAGACGAGCACCGGACCCGTCGTGCTCGCCGTCGACGACATATCCCACGCCGTCCCCTACGACTCCTCCAAGGACGTGCATCCGGTGTTCGCTGGCAAGGAGCAGGTGGTCGGTGTGCGCGTGCACTTCAAGGCCAAGGGCAGTGAGCACATGGACCTTCCGGGCATCACTGCGCTGGGACTGGCAGAAGCCCTGAACGGAGCGGCGTTTTGAGCACGAACCCGGCAGTGACCAAGGCGTACGCCGACGGCAAGTACACCACCAAGACGTCCCACGTGTGGCAGCGAGGGATGGACGGATGGTTCAACGACTCCACCCCCAGCACCATCCACGTGATCCACCACCACGACATGGTGAGCCTGATTGAGCAAGAGAACCCGCAGTAACCCTCGGCAGACGTACGACCAACTGCCAACCGAAGAGACAACGAAAGAGAAGTGCTTTGCAAACGAGGATAAAGTTCACCCGACTCGGCCTTCCCGGGATGAGCAAGCCGCAGGACATCCTCCTGAATGGCAACGCCAGTGACGACAAAATTGTCATGGCAATCAAGGAAGAAGGCCGGAAGCGGCACGCCGCTTCCAACATCCGGCTCGTCAAGGGCGCAGGCAGCAACATGACGCTTGCGTTCTACGTTGAGGGCGGGAAACTTGGCGAAGGAACTATTACGAGGGAGTGGCCATGAATGCTGGGGAGTTCGTACTGATGGCGGACCTGTCCTGCAGGTCCTGCGACTTTACCGCTGAGGACAGCGGCGAGGCCATGGTGCACGCGCTGACCATCGGCCATACCGTCTCCGGGCAGACCCCGGCAGGCGACACCGTTACCATTTCCACAGAACCGATCGAAGACTAAGGAACCACCGTGAAAGAGCTACCAACCCCGGACGCCAAGAACCTGCGCATCACCGACACCTGCGACAAGCACATCACCGCCATGATGGAAGAACTCAACGAACTGCACACCGAGTTCTCCTACCCCGACGAGGACATCATCACCGCGCTCCGCGGGGGTGGCTACGGCCATGAGGCTGACCTGTTTGAGGACTGGATCAAGGACGAGGACCCGCCCCGGGGTGTCGACCAGCATGACCCGGAAGGCCCCGGCGGTTACGTCACCGACCCGCCGTCGGACAGCTACATCGAACTGGAGAAGCAGTTGGATGAGCAGCGTACGGCCCGGAGCATCACGTACAACTGGACCGAGCGGGAGCGGATGCTCTACTCCTGCCGTGCCACCGTGGACCGGCAGCACCTACAGCAGTGGCTCGGCCAGCAGGGGATGGACGTCGAAGAAATCGACGGGGGCGACCTTGTCGACTACCTCGAAGCGAACCCCGGTGCAGCCAGCGACGAGCGGCGCTGGCCAGCCGACGAGTCCGAGGTGGACATCTTCGATCTGAAAGTAGTCGAGCAATGAATGAACTACTCACCAGCCCGGTGACTCCCATCGTCGCGACGGTGGTGGCCGTGGCGGGCGTCATCGCCATCTTCATCAAGGTCGCCAGCAACCGGCGCAAGGAACAGGCGCGGGAAGCTGTGCGCGAAGAGTTGAGCCGGAAGCGCGTGCGGGCACAGGATGTTGCCGACCAGCAGCGCCGCCTCGAAGAGAAGCGCTCCCGGGTTATCCGCGGCCTTGATCGCACCAGCAAAGTCGTCCGCCGCAAGGATGGCCCTGTCCGCCGCGCCAGCATCCCGGCACCCGGTCGTCCGGGCTTCAGGACCGACGCTCCCCGGAACAGTGACCCGTCCCCCGGTTACGACGCCATGGGCATGCTCGCCGCGGGCTACCTGTTGGGCGACCCCACTCCGAACAACTGCGACCCCACCCCAAGCAGCAGCTACGACGGTGGGTCATCCAGCAGCAGTTATGACAGCGGATCAAGCTGCGACAGCGGCTCCGGTTCCTCGGACAGCGGCGGCAGCTTTAGCAGCGACAGTGGTGGCGGGGGTGATTTCTGATGGCCGAGGACGAGACGCTGGACGAGCGCGCGAACCGGCTGGCCCGCGAATCCATCAAGGCGGTGGCCAGCCTGCACAAGGTCAAGAGGATGGCCGCTGCAAGGAACTGGCACTGCTCGCACTGTCTGACCATGTGGCCGTGCCCGACCGTCCACCTCATGCAGGAGGCCGAGGAAGCAATCAATGAAGCGGAGGAGGAGGCAGACCGGTCTGTCTACCACTGCGCCTTCCTGATCCACCCCGGCAGCATGTACGTTGACCCTGAACCGCCGGAATATTGCACCAATGTTGTTGAGCACGACGGCGACTACTGTGCGGAGCATGCCGACTACATGGAGAGTGACCTCTGATGGGCGTGCTCCAGACGGTCATCAAATTGAAGGGGAGAGTAGCGATGGCAACGAAAACCAATCAGGACGTACAGTGCCCGTTCTGCAAGGCCGGGGTCGGGCTGGGCTGCGTCAACCCGGACGGGACTCCGTTCAAGACCGGCATCCACATGGCCCGCTGGTACGAACTCCAGAACCGTGACAACGACAACGGGCAGTTGTCATGAGCAAGTCCGACCCTCCCCGTCACTGGCACTTAACTAGGGACATCAAGCCCCGGGGTGAGTGCCCCGCATGCGACCTTGCGTGGAAGGTCATGGACGACTCGGAGTGGATCAGGAAGGATGCTTAGTGCTTTGACCGTGCACGTCTGGAACCTCTGGCTGCATGAATCAAACCACCTTAACGCGAACCAGCGTCTGCATTGGGCCGCCGAGAACGACCGGAAGGCTGTGCTCCGCGCCCTCGGGAATGCGCATGGCCGACCGCTCGGCAAGCATGAGAAGGTCCGGTTCGAGGTGGAGGTTTCCTACCCGCGCAGAATCCGGCGGGACGTGAACAACCTCCAGCCCACGATGAAGTACTACATCGACGGGCTGGTGAATGGAGGCCGGGGCATCCTCCCGGACGACTCCGACGAGTACGTGGTCGGGCCGTTCATGACCCACTCGGGCGAGCGCTGCTTGCGCCCGCACCACTACCGGTTCCGCATCACCATGACGGACATCTGAATCGGCAGACGGTCGACCGTCTGCCGATAGACAACAAAACCCCCCAGCCGAATTGAGAGGGCGCACGATTCGGTGGGGGGTTTTATCTTGCCCGGCGCAGGGAGACGCTCCAGCGCCGGGAGTCTTTTAGGGCAGATCAACCCACGCCGTGCCGCTCCAGCGCTTCGGGCGTTTGACGACCCATGCCCCGGCGACCCGGACTTTGGGGACGGCGGTGTGCGCGACCCATGCCCCGGATTCGCGCTGCTTGAAGGCGACGGTGGTGAGTGTCTCGGTGGAGGTCGATGCGTTCGCGGGGCCGGTCCATGCGTGCTGGTAGCCGCTGGGCGCTGCGATGGACCCGTCGAAGTAGTCGCCCAGCGCGGGTGATATTTCCGCGAGGACCGAGTCGATGAACGTTGTGGCCGCGGCGTCCTGTTGCACGGAAATGCCAAATTTTGCGGTATTGGCAGGCGCGGTGGCTGTAACCTGCAGGCGCTGCCAGCTTGTGCTCATGGCTATGAGCGCGCCGTCGCTGTCCGAGAGGAATGAGCCGCCGGAATTGAACCAGTGAATTTTGACCCGGTGCTGGGCGGTGCCGGAGGCGACCTTGACCCAAGCGCTGACCGTGACCTGCTGGCCGATGGTGACGGCGATGCTGTCGGCGTTGGCCGCCACTCCGGAGCCGCTGGTGGCGCCGTAGACGGCCACCCTGATGTTGCCTATTGTGGAAACGGCCTTCATCGAGGCGACGCCCGTGTTGAACTGCGTCGTATCCCTTGTGAGCGTGGTGGAAGACTGAAAGGTCCAGCCCGTGGTGTCGACCTCGAAGGACGGGTTTTTGATTTGATTCGTGCGGGTGGTGTTGAGTGCATTCAGCAGCACCGGCTCCGCGTCCGCTGAGGCCGGTTGGTCGAGGACGCCGACGTTCATCAGGACCGGCTCCGCCGCCGCCGGGCTGGGAGCATCCAGTACGCCGACGTTCATCAGGACCGGCTCCGCCGCCGCGGGAGCCGGTTGGTCGAGGACCCCGACGTTTAGTAGGACGTATTCGACGGCATCTGGGCTTACGGCCATGTCATGTCCATGAGGTCGCGGAGGAGACGACGCGGAGCGCCCAGAGCGACAGCGCGGCGGTGGCGGACATGGTGCGCCTGACCGTCACGGTCCCCGAAATCGCGCCCGGAGCGAGAGCGCCGATAGTCACCGTGTTGGTGAACGTTGTGCCGTCCAGCGACAGCGAATGCTGCCCCGCCAGCAGCGTCGGGGAGGCGTCGGACAGGACGTCGAAGGAGACGCTGACCCCGTTGGCGGTCAGGGTGGATGAGTTGTTCTTCACCCTGAACGTCCGGTCGGTGGCCGCTGCCGAGCGCCGCACGTCGCCCCAGTCGAAGTATGCGGCCCCGGCGCGCTGGTCGAGGGTCGGGTGCCAGAGGATCAGCCGGTTGGGGTTCTGCCCTGCTGTGATCTTGCCGAACAGGTGCAGGCCGTTTATGTCCTCATACCCGGTGAAGGCGAATCGGATCGCCTTGATCCCGGCGGCTGCGGCGGACGTGTTGATCGACGTCCGGAAGCCGGGGATAACCCCCACTGTGGGGGACGTGGACGCGCCAAGGTTGGTCCACGTCCCGTCCACCCCGTTCGTGGTGTCCGCCGAAGTGGCGGCCTGAATGGTCGAGGGTCCGATAATGAAATAGCCGTCAAGGTCACGCAGTTCCGGGAAAATGAACGCGATCTTGTCTAAGTTGGAGTAGCCTCCCGGAGCATAGGAGTCACTGTTCTCGTTGTTCATGATCAGGATGTTCGCCGCGGAAACCGCCGTGATGACGTTCGAGGAAGTGATCTTGTAGACCTGCGTGCCGTCCCGGTCATATGGCATCCGGTACGACGGGTAATCTACGTAGTTGCCTGCCATTGTGTCCTCCTAGGAGATGTCGAACCAGATGTCGCCGTTGACCGGGGAACCGGGTGCCGACGCGGATACGGTGATGGGGTTGCGGTTCGATCCAGCCGTCTGGTGCCAGTTGGTGCCGTCGCTCGTGATCTGGATGGTCTGGTACTGGCCGAGTGTGACGGAGGCGTTGCCGTCGATGGTGCCCGAGATCGCGAGGCTTGTCGCGTGGATGTTCTGGATGGTGTAGATGCGCCCGGCCATGTATGTGCCGTTCGCCGCGGGCAGCGTGCACGTGATGGATGAGCCGTTGAAGATGACGAATTCCTCGTACTGCGTGAGTGTGAAATTCGCTGTCTTGGTGACATAGCCTGTGATCTGGTTCGGGGTGGCCCATCCGTCATTGGCGAAGGAACCGTACGCCTTGACCCAGAGGCGCGCTATCCCGGCGATGTTGTCCGTGACTGCCAGACCGACGCGCTGGGTGTAGCCGCCGGAAGGCCATGCGGTGCCGCCGAACTGCAGCGCTACGTTCTGGCCCTGAATCTTGGTGAGCGCCCCGTCGCTCCGGACCTCGAAGCTGCTGCCGAGGACGCCGTAGTTGTAGGTAACGCGCAGGGCAGGAAGCTGGGCGTCCCCGCGGGTGTTGATGACCGTTGTGCCGTCGGCGTTCACCCAGAACAGGTCTTCCGTGTTGCCTGTGGCGCTGACGTAGTTCTGCAGCTTAAGGAGCGGGGCCGTGGTGCGCATGGTCGCGAGGAATCCGGGCGGGTTGGCGGACCCTGACCCGTGCGTGATGGCGACGGCCGCCGAGTTGGACGAGTTGCCTCCGGGGACGGCGACGAGCAGCGGGTACGCCACGCCGCTGCTCGGCGTGGTCGGTATCCATTTCGAGGTGCCGGAGTCGTACTTGAGAATCTGGTTGTTGGCAGCCCCGGCGACGTTCACGTCCGTGAGCGCAGCGAGGGTGGTGACCCCGGCGCTGGGCGTGTACGGCACCCACTGGCCGGTCCCGGAATTCCACTTGAGCGACTGGTTGTCGGTGACGCCGGTCGTGTCCACGTCCGTGAGCGCGTCGAGTGTTTCCAGAAACTTCGCGGTGGGCACCCACTTGCCCGCCGACGTGGAGTACATGAGAAGCTGCGTGTCGGTGACCCCGGCAACATCGACGTCGGTAAGCCCCGACAGTACCGTGGCTCCCGGTGCTCCGGTAGCACCCGTGGCCCCCGTGGGTCCGGTAGCTCCCGTGGGTCCGGCCGGACCCACGGACCCCTCACCACCGGGACCGATTTCACCCTGAATGCCTTGGATGCCCTGAATGCCTTGGATACCTTGGATGCCTTGTGGACCCTGCGGACCCTGCAATGACGCGATTTCAAGGTCGCCGGTCTGGCCGTTCACGCTCGTCACGTAGGCCATCGGCGCGACCGTCGGGTCCACGGCCAGCCCCCACGGGATCAGCGCGAGGTCCACGTCGGACTGACCTGTGGACAACTGGAAGTCCCGGGACGGGAAGCTGATCTTCTGACCGTCCTTGAAGAACCAGATTTTGACCGAGTAGTGCCAGTTCGTCATGGTGTTGCCGGAACCATCCACGAACCCGGGCTGGTCCGTGTGCGGGAGTTCAACCTCCAGCGGTGCCCCGTTCTCCGGGGAGATGGCATCGAAGAACCCGGCTAGCGGAGTGCCTGTGGCCTCCCAGATCAGCGTCGCCGAAGGAGTGAAGCGCGCCATGACCCGCCCCGGCTCGCCGCCGAATGAGACAGGCGCGTCATGGTGGACGGTCGCCGTGGTTACTCCTGCTGGAATGGACATGGGGCTTCCTTACTCGGAACTGTTCTTCTGAATCTTCTCAGGGTTTCACGGGAGAGCCGGGGCGTGTCGGACGGTAGCCCACGGCGAGGCCCGCCGATACCAAGTTGATCGCCGTGATGATGACGTTCATGGCCTGCGCCGCTTTCCCCGGGTCAAGGATGTCAAAGATAGGCAGCAGCCCGAACACCAGAAGGCAGATGGTGTTGAAGATGAGCGCCCCGACATAGACGGCGGTGCGCGTCTTGGCAGCGATGCGCGGCGGGGTGCCCGTGGCCTCGTCCGCTTCAACAATCGCCTCCTTGGAGGGAGGCACTTCCTCATTGGAAGGCACTGCAGTGTGCCGCCCGTAGTTTTCCTCAGTCATTGACTTCTCCCTTTTCTAGCGGTCGACGTGGCGGACCGGCCATATTGGCAGGCGCTCCACGGTGACCCCGGCTCCGATGAGCAGTATGCGCAGATGCCCTGCGTACTCCTCCAGCGCCCTGCGGAAATCCGCCTCGTTCTCCGCGCGCTTCTCCGCATCAGCAAGGCGTTCTAGGATCGACTGGTTGCGGTACTTTTCTGTCCTCGCCCGGCCGGAGCGCCATGCGATCCAGCCGTCGATGAGTTTCGGGATGATCGCGGCGAGGCCGCCGACTCCGATGATTGCCGTGATGAGTTCAGGTGTCATGTGTCGGCCCCTCATCGCGCCGGATCAAGGTATGCCCATTCGATGCGGCGATACCTTTTGTAGACATCTCCGAGGGCCGCGAAAATCAGCGCCACCACCAGCCACACCCCGGTGCTGCGGCCGCTCAAGGCATAAGTGAGGGAGGCGGGGAGCAGCATGACCCAGCCGAGTCCCATGACGAGCAGCGCCACGCGCTCCAGCCACCAGTGCCCGAGCAGAACAGCCAAGGCTCCGGTGATACCGCCGACGATAAGAACAGCGCCGACGATGAAGGCAAGGAACGGACCGATCTGCCCGGTGATGAGGACCGGACTGCCACCGAGTGCTGCGAGTAGACCTGAACCGGCTGCGGCGAAGTTAATGATGATCTGCGCTGCGCTGATCGCCTTTGGCTCACGGAGCAACCATCCCGGGCGCTGTTTCTTTTGTTTCTTTTGTACTGCCGTCATACTTGCCCCCTCCGTAGAGCATGCGCTCTATTCCACACAATAGGGCACTGTCCGTCGGTGCCCCGGTATTACCATTACGTTGATTCGGCCTTCAATCTGGAGAGTTCCGCCTGCGCTGATTCCAGCGCCACCTCCAGCATGGCGGTGCGAACCTCGGTGTTGGCGAGTTTCACTGCCATCTTCTGAATTACTGCGTTTGAATCCACGCCACTATCCATGCTTCGTCTCCTACTGTTGATTTTGTGTCTTCTCCAATGCGCTTACGCGTACACGCAACGCAAGGACCTCCTGATACAGCAACGCCGTCCGGGCCAGTGCGAACCTCTCGTACATGAGGCCCTCCACCTCGCCGTCGTTGCCGTAGACCACGAACTGTGACCCGCCAGCCGCCACGACATCCTCAGCGATCGCTCCGGGGATGCGGCGGAGGCTGATGGACTCCAGCCGTTTCTCATCCGCGTCGGACAGCGGCCGCGGTTTCTCGTATTGCAGCACCGCGAACTCCTCAGCGGAGTGCAGGTCAACCCAGTCCTTCATCGGAACATCCAGCAGCGACGCCGGAACATCCATCTCACGCGGCATGATCTTGTACTTCGCCGCGGAGGTGGACCGGAACATTCCGCCGTCCTCGGAAATGTAAACGTTCGCGCCAAGGCCGGTCGTCTTGTCGTAGATACCGGGGGCCTGCACGTACTGCGCGCCGGAATTCAGCACGATGTCACCGTCGTCCGCGATGATATTGACGAGTTTGCCCTTGATCGTCAACGAGTGATACCCGTCGACCGGGGACCATGCAGAGAGGTGGAGCGGAGCTTCTGACCGGATTTTCTGCTGGTTCGGGGTGCCGAGGGACAGGATCAGGTCCCCCTCGACCCGGACAAAGCCAAGCCCGGTCCCGCCGATTATTTCCCGGTTCGGTGCCCGGTGCACCAACTCCGGGTCCCCCGTGATGGTGTACCGCATGAAGGACGCGGCCTGCTCCACCCCGATCCCGCCGTCGTAGGAGTACAGGATCGCCGGGAGGCCCCACGAGGAGTGGTTCTGTATCTTGATCCCCGGGTCACCCACGATCGAGGTTGCGAGGTCGCCGATCAGCAGGTTCTCGTCGATGCCGTTGGAGGTCAGTGACACCGTGAGGTTGCCGTTCACGTCCCACTGGCGCAGCCCGTCCGCGTCCAGCTTGATCCCGGAGTACTCCTCCACACTGGTCCGGAAGATGCTGCCCGTGAACGTGCCGCCGGTGAATGCTTTGCCCTCGAACATGTCCGAGCGCACGAGGATCGCGTCGGCCACGCCGAACCATGCCGCGTCGGCCCAGATTTCGTTGGCCTCCAGCATGTCCGCCTTGACGTGCAGGAAGTTCGCGAGCGCAGCGGTCATCTCCTCCGTCACGACAAGGTGCTCGGTGATGATCGTGTTGGGCAGGATGGAGACACCCGCGTTGATGTTCTTCAGGTACGTCTTGGCCGCGTCGATGGTGGACAGGATGATGTCCTTGTCCACCAGCGGGGTCGTGTAGTCCACCGACTGCTCGGACCATGGGGAGTGGTTGCCCGACTCGTCCACGGCCTGCAGCCGGAAGAACTGCGGGTCGTAGTAGGGGATGTTCGCGACGACCTTGAAGCCACCGCCGCGCCCGAACCGCGCAATCTCGGTCGTGGGGGAGGACGTGGTGCCGTGCGCAAGGATGCAGTACTTGAAGTCCGCGGGCATGGCCCCTGACACCGACAGCCCGTCCCATGCGGCTGTGATCGTGCCGCGCTGCACCGTCAGGACCGGCGGGGAGGGCTGCGGCGGCGGCGTGACATCGGCGAGCATCTGCACGATGACCTCGATGGACCACTCACCCGGAACGACGGTGTTGGTCCCGATGGCGCGGACGCGGAAACGCCACGTGCTGCTGGGGATGAAGCTGTCGGCGCGGAAGGCTGACCCGACGGATGTGGAGAGCAGCCGCCACGGCAGGACGGTCGCCTCGGCGGCCACGTTGGCAGGGGTTCCGGCAAGTCCGGGCATGGTCAGGCCGGGGACGGCCATGGCTGGCACCGCGTCGGTGGTCGCCGCGAGCAGCGCAGAGCCGTCCGGCTTTCCCCACAGTTCGTACTGGGAGATGGGAATATCAGTGCCGTCGGTGGCCTTGGTGACATCCGGGAAGTCCAGCATGAACCGGACCCGGTGGCGGCTGGACACGTCGATGTACAGCGCCGTCTGGTACGTCAGTTCAATGGGCGCAGTGGGGTGCCGGGCGGCGGTCTGATCAATGGTGTCCACGACGCCGCCGACGGCCGCCGCCACCAGAGGCCGCATGCCAGCCCGGGCCTCCCGGATGCCGCGCTCGACCATCGACCGCCATTCGCGTTCGTCACGCGGCGCGCGCTGCACCATCTATCCGGCCCTCATTACGTGGGCCACGAGCAGGAGAGGGTCTGCCCCCCGGGACCACCGGCAACGGTGACGATGACAACGCCGTCGGTCTGGACGATACAGTTCACGCCGACGGCCCGGTTGGTGGGGTTTCGGACGGCCGCGTTCAGGGACTCGATTTCGTCAACGAGGACATCACCGAGCAGCCACGCGGAGGTGTTCTCGATGCGGCCGTTCAGGAACGCGGTGCCGTTCTTGACCCTGAGCTTCAGGCCGGTCGAACCGAACGCAGTCGACTGCGTCCACGGGGACCTGAGCGCCACAGTCAGCCACCCGGTATCGACGAAGAGACCGTCGACGTAGCCCTTGGTCGCGGCGTCCCCTGAGGCCGACGGTGCAGCGAAAGCCGCCCGGCCCGCCCCGTCCCGGATGACCACACGGGAAGCAGTAGCCGCCGCGGTGGCGTTGTCCAGTTTGGTTTTGTCCGCGGCCGACAGCGCGCCCGGCTGTGTGGTCGACGCCAGCGCAATGTCCCCTCCGGCGTGCGTGTGCGTGGCCGGGGTGAACGTCGGCGGCTTGCCCGTGATGTCGGCCCATGCTGGCGCGGCTACTGTCGCGGCAGCCGTGATGAGTTGGTTGATCCTGTCGGCGGAAACGGAGCCGAGGTTCTCATAGCGCAGCAGGTCCGAAGCGTTGATGGTGCGCACGCCCTCGGGGACGTTGTCCGGATCGGTGATGTCCACCCATCCGAGGTACGGGTCAAAGCTGATTGGGTTTATTGTCATGGCGTCGGCGGTACCTCCACATAGCTTTCGGGATATGCGGGGGAAAGGACAACCTTGATTTCCTCGCCGTTCCCTGCGGTCTCCTCAACGGTCATACTATCCAGCTTCTGCATCTGGCTAAGGGTGCGACCCGGCAGGGTAGCGGTCAGTGGAATCCACACACCCGGCACAAGGTCATCCACCGTCAGGACTCCGTTCGGGTTGAGGCGTGTGTTGTCAGGGATGCGGACAACCAGAGGCGGGCGCTTCCCCTGAAGGTAGGACCGCTTCGCCTGCGAAGTCATCTCCGCAACCGTCGGCGGGGTGTTGTGCAATGGATCGACGACCGCGTTCTCGTCGTACGCCTGATGGAGCACTTCCCATTCGCCATAGTAGGGATCAATGCCACCGGCCTCGCCCCAGTGCCCCTTCCCGTCCGTCATCACAACGTGCGTCGTCAGTTCCGTGCCGTACTGCGTGATGACCGGGTCGCCAATGAAGTCGTCCCCGGTGACCATCGGCGTCTGGCCGATGCGCGCGTGCACGTCGAAGAACATGATGGATCGCCCGATGACCGTGTAGTCCAGCCCGCCGCGCCACGCTAAGTTGTCGACGTGGGCGAACACCGTCATCTCGTACGGCTGAGTCCACGCCGCCGTCCGGGCGTCCACGACTCCGGGGGTGGTGGAGTAGATGTAGCGGATGTGCGGCAGGATGTTCGCGGCCGGGTCCAGCGCTTCCTTGCGGGCCAACTCCGCCGTCATGATCCGCTGGACCCGGTCCAGCACCAGCCCCACATTCGGGAAGCGGTTGTCGTACTCGTTGCGCATGATGGTGCGCTGGACGTAGAACATCACGTCCTTCGCCTCAACCTCCACGGAGGAGCCTTGATAGGTGATCCTTTCCACCGGCCCCTCCCAGACGCGTTTATTGCCGCGGAAGATCACCAGTTCGGTGCGGTTCGTCTCCAGCAGCCCGAGGACCTGTGCGCACTCCGGACTGACGGTGGACACCCACACCGTCGCCATGGAAATGTCATCGCGGCGGCGCTCCCACTTCACCCGGGTCAGCGGCCCCAGCGATCCGATCTTGCGTTTCCCGCCGCGGTCGTAGAGTTCCGCACTGTGGACCTCACATGACAGCGCCACTACTCCCTCACCGCCGCTTCCAAGTACACGGACACGTTCGCCTGCCCCGGCATCAGGTCAGCAGTCATGGTGTACGTGTACTGGCAGCCAAGGCTCGGCCACTGGAACGGCCTGCCGTCCGAACCGAACAGCAGGTGCCCGGCGGGTACCACCGACCCGTCCGGCCGCCGGATCGTCGCGGACCGGCGGATAGCGTCCAGCGTCAGCATGCACCACGCCGGGATATAGGAGACGAGGAACTCCCCGTCGAAGTCGCAGCCGTCCAGCCCGCTCCCCTGCCGGTAGAACCTGACGCGCAGGAACTGCGCCGCCGTAGCGGAAGTCCACACCCGCACCAGCGGGACCGTCCTGCCCCAGCGCTGCGTCATGTACGCCGGGATCGCCGCCGTCAGCCGCCGCCATGAATGGATGGCGAGGATGTTCGGTGGCGCGATCACGGGCGGCTGTGGCGGCCGGGAAATCCCGGTGAAGTAGGGATCGTCGATGTACTGGTCGTAGGCGATGTTCATCGGGGAGCAGTTCTCCCCGACCGGGTCCTGAAAGTTCAGGGCCGTGTCCATGTTCAGTGTCGCGACGGACGCCGCCGTCGTGAACGCCCATGGCACGCCCGCGGTCAGGGTGAACTCCACGCCAACCATCACGCCCGACTTGGACGGGTAGACCTTCGTGACCTGTGGCCCGTCCGTTGTCTCGACCTGATGGAAGGTGCGCCGGAACTCCACCTCCTCCGCGGAGTCCGTCGGCACGGCCGCGTACATGACGACCTCCTTGCCGAGGCAGCCCAGTTTGGTCGGGTCCGAGCAGCCTTCCCCGGCGAGCACATCCCGCAGCCACGCCAGCCCCTCACTGAGGGCCTCGTAGTCCTGTGCAAAAGCGACGGCCTTGACCCGGATTTCCCGGGGGCCGTGGCGGGGCATCGTGTGCACCGCCCCGTCGCCGATCAGTTGCGTCAGTTTCATGCTCCGGGTGGAGTCGTCCGCGCCCTGCGCGCCCAGCGGGAACAGACCGTAGAAGCGCCCCGCAGCCACGCGGTTGCCCTGATACCACGGCGCTGAGTCATCCTCCGGGCTGGTGTACACGGAGTGCCCGAGTGCATCACGCAGCGCTTCTTGGTTGCAGTGCACGGTGACGCCGGGCATGTGCTGCGTGACATATGCGAACGTGCGCGCGACGTTGAGTATCTCAACCCCGCCAACATTCAGGTACCCGTCAAACATGCCTGCCCCCTCAGAAGCTGGAGAAGTTGGAGAAGCCGTCGATGACCTTGGCGGCCACCAGTTCCGGATTCTGGGTGGGTGTGGTGATGTTGATGGCCCCCTGCGCAATAGTCAGGTGGTTGCCCGATTCGGCAGACGGTCGACCAACTGCCGATTCGATGGCACCACTGACAGTGATAACCGACTGGGAAGGCACGGTGAACGCGCCCAACGTGCCGAGCGCGGTGTGCACGGCGGAGCGGTTGGCCTTCAGCCCGTCGGCCAGACCCTGCGCCGCGTCCCTGCCCGTGATGTACATCTGTGACTGGGACAGGTCCGCGGTGAGCGGGCCTGTCAGCGCGTCGACCATTGCCTGCATGGTGTTGCGGAGCGGGTCGATCTGGGCCTGCATGCCGCCCGTCGCGGCAGCCGCCATCGAGGCAGCGGCCAGCGCGACCGGAGCCTCGGACAAGTTCATGCCCTGCACGTAGCCCTCGCCGGTAAACAGGCCGATCTGCCGGAACACCTTGGACGGGGACTTGTTGCCCAGCGCGGTGTTGGCCGCGTCGACCGCAGCATTCGCCAAGGTTGTCGCAGCGTCCGTGACCCACTTGACGCCACCGTCGATACCGGCCTTCAGTCCGTTCGCGATGTTGTTGCCCACGTCGGACATCAATTGCCACATGTTCGAGAACGCCCCGGTGATCTTCCCCGGCAGTTCCCGGACAGAGGTCATGACGTTCTCGATCCCGGTCGTGACTCCGGACTTGATGCCCTCCCACGCGGTGGACACCTTGTTGCCCACTTCGGTCCAGAAGTTGTTCCAGTTCGTCTTGACGTTCTCGCCGAAGGTGGAGAGGTTGGTCCTGATTTCCTCGGCCTTGGTGCTGATGGCCGTCGTGAACTCGGTCCACTTCGTCTGAATCGTGGTGCCGACATCGGTCCAGAACGTGTTCCAGTTTGTCTTGACGGTCTCGCCAAAGGTGGCGATATTCGTCTTGATTTCCTCCGTTTTCGTGGAAACCCATGTCGTGAACTCGGTCCACTTCGTCTGCAGGAAGGTGCCAACATCGCCCCAGAACGTGTTCCAGTTCGTGGACACGTCCGTACCGAACTGGGCGAGGTTGGTCTTGATCTGCTCGGTGGTGGTGGAAATCCACGTCGTGAACTCGGTCCACTTCGTCTGGATCGTCGTGCCCAAGCCTCCCCAGAACAGGTCCCAGTTCGTCTGCACCTCCGTGCCGAACTGAACGAGGTTGGTCTTGATTTCCTCGACCTTGGTGGAGATGGTCGTGCCGACGTTGGCCCACGCCTGCCCGACCCTCGTGCCGATGTCAGTAAAGCCGTCGATGAAGCCCTGCACGATGTCCCCGGCCATCCCCAGCATCAGGGTGGAGGGGGACGCGATGCCGAAGAAGTCCTTCACGGACTGAACCCAGCCGGTGAAGTTCTGGACGATGGCCGTCACCATACCGGTAGCACCGCCGGACAGGCTGTTGAAGCCGTCGAGGAAGCCCTGCCAGATGTCACCCGGAATCTTCTGGATGCGCCCGATGATGTCGTCGCCCCACGTCTTCCACGCCGTCTCCGTGTCCGCCGGGGTGCCGACAAGGATGTTCGGGTCCAGCTTGCCCGTGACCCCACGGCCGCGCCCACCCGCACCGCTACTGCCCAAGCCGCCGCCCGTGCCGGAGCCGGTGCCCTTGTCGCCCCCGCCCTTGCCGTTGAACACGGTGTCCCAGAGCGAGCCGATGGTTTTGTCCCACAGCCGCCCGATTTCCGGGCCGATTTCGCGCGTGGGCTTGAAGATGTTGTCCTCAAACCACTGGTTCACGTCCTTGTCGAACTGGTCGGCGTCGGGGATGCCGAAGAGGGATGCAACCCACTTCCGGTTCCTTTGGGCCTGATCCGTCTGGGTGTTGTGGCCGGTAAACAGCTTGTCGATGGCATCCGTGGCTTTGTCCCACACCCAGTCATCGGCCTTGACGATGGCGGGATAAATCTTCTCCGTCCACGCCAGTTCCATGCCCGTCTGGATGTTCTTGGTGAAGAAGATGGCGAGGATTTCGCTCCACCTCTGCGGCTTGACCGACTCCTGCTCGATCTGCTTCTGGATTACCTCCGGGCTGAACGCCTTGAAAATCGACAGTTCGGTGATCGGCAGTTCGCTCTTGAGCACCTTGATGTCGTTGGCCATATTGCCGAGGGCGGTCCCGATGGCTCCCACCGTCGCCGCAAGTGTCGGGGACAGGAGGTCGACGAGGCTCCCGAGCGGCCCCAGCACTTCGGTGGCGACCTTCACAAGGTTGGGCAGCACCTCGTTGACGACGATCCTGAATGAGGGGCCGATGTCCGTGATGACCTTGGTGGCGAAGTCGCCGAACTTCTCGGTGAACCCGCCCGGGCCGGTCAGCGCCGGGAGCAGCTTGTCCCGGATGCCCTCGACCAGCGGTCCGACGATTTCACGGTTGATCGCATCCAGCGGACCCTTCATGTCCGTGATTAACTTCGACGCCGCATCCGCGAGCGGCTGGACGAGAGTCTGCATCTTCGCGGACATGTTGTCCAGCACCGGGCCGAGGGTGACAGTAAACGCCGTGGCAATCCCCGCGACGGAACCGACGATCATCCCAAGCAGGGTCAGCGCGTTGCCGAGGGAGTCCCCGAAGGGCTTCACCGCAGGCTCCAGTTTCCGCACCGCATCCGCAATACCGGCGGTGAAGTTGTTCACGCCCAACTGGAACGCCGGGTTTTTGAAGATGTCCCCGACGTACCCGATCAACTTGGACACGGCATCACCGATGCTGCCCAGCGCCACGAGGGCGGTCGGGGCGAATGACTCAGCCGCCGGACCCAGCCCCTTCAGGGCGTCGCCGAGCTTCCCCACCAGCCCGTGCATACCTTCGAGGTAGATGGAGAGGGTCTTCTGGAATGCGATGGACTGCATTGCGGCGGCGGCGTTCTGAAGGGCGTCGGCGAAGGTCTTCAGGCCGCCGAACCCAGCCGCACGCGCGGCGTCGGAGACCGCGTTGATGATGCCGAATGCACCGTCGAAGGCCCGGAACAGGTCCTTGAAGCCGTCGATCATGTTGTTGATCCACTTCTCAATGTCCCCGTTGGCTGCGGACTTATCAATGAAGTCCGCCCACTGGGTCGCCATGTCGTTGAAGCCGGTCGCGAACCGGTCAAAGAATCTGGTGCCGACTTCGCCGAGCACCGCCCAGATGTGGACCAGCGCCTCGACGCCGACGTGGGACTTGTCCATCGCGTCGTTCATCCGCTTGAACATCAGCGTCATGAGGTCGTTGTTGGCGTTCTTGGTGATGGCGTCGAGGATGGTGCCGAACATCCGGCCCATGGCTCCGGCGGCGTCCGCCAAGTTCTTCTTCAGGGTCGGCAGCGTCTGGTCCCTGAACCTGTTCAAGGCGGGGTCAAGCCCGACCATGACCTCCTTCAGCAGGTCCTCTTTGAACTTCAGAATCTCCTTCTTGTACTGCTTGGCGAAGCCGCCCAGCGCTTCTATGGCAATGAAGCCCATGATCCCGAGGCCGGTGGCGAACGCAGGCAAAGCCGCACCAAGGCCGCCGATGATCCCGCCGAGGTCTGTTGCGATGGGGAACAGTGCGGTGAGCGCCGACCCCACGACCGAAGCCATCGTGGTGAGTTTCAGCGTGGTCAGCGAGGCGCTGACGGCGATGCGGTCAAGGTTGTGGAGGAACTCCAGACCGCCCTCGATCATGTCCCCGAACACGTTCAACCCGGCGAAGCCCTGCAGGTGTTCACGCAGGCCGCGGGTTGCATCGCCCAGCCCGCCCAGCATGCTCTTGAACTTACCCCCGCCGCCGCCGCCGGAGGAGGAGCGGGCCATGATCGCCTCCGCCTTCGCCAGTTCCCCGGAGAACAGGCGGAAGTTGCCTGCAGCCTCCTTGGCCCGGCTGTTCACGAGCGACAACTCCTCATCGCTCATCCGGCCCAGCCGGTGCATTTCATCGGCGGCTTGGCCAATGCGGGCCTGCATTTCGTTCGCGTTCGCAGCACCCTTGGCGAAATGGGACCAGTCGTTTGAGTCCATGGCGCGGGCAAGCTGCTTGAACTGGCCTTCCAGTTCACCGAAGTGGATGTTGCGGGCCATCCCGGACAGGGAGGCGTTGTAGTCGTCCTGCGCTTTCCTCAGCCGGTTGGTTTCGTCCAGCGAGTCCCGCATCGCCTTGGACTTGTCCTTCTCGCCCTGAATGTACTGGTCGATGCTGCTCTGCACCTTCGCCGCGTTCTCATCAGTGATGCGGCCCTGCTCGTGCATGAGGGCGTTGAGTTCCCGCACCCGGCGGGAAGCCTCCTGCATGCTGTCGAAACCATTCGTGAACTTCGACCAGTCGGATTCGTTCATGGCCTTGGCGATGCCCTTGAAGTCCTCTTCGATCTTGGCAAGTTGGTTGTTCTTGAACATACCCTCGAAGGTGCGTGCCCACTTTTCGTTCTCCGCGTTGGCCTCGGCGAACAGTGTCCGGTTCGCGTCGGTGGCCATCCCCAAGCCCCGGGTCTCCTGCTCCTGCCGGTCCAGCAGCCTGTTCTGCTCCCGCATGCCTTCGAGCACACCGTCGAGGGACTTCTTGGCACCGTCGAACTGATCCTGCGTGAGCTTCCCGGCCGCCTTCATCTTGTCCATGAACTCGGTGATCTTGGTTTCGGCCTCGTCGAGGTTCCGGGAGTCGAAGGCACCGATCATCCGGTCCCAGTCGAGCTTTTTGTCCGAGTACATGGCGTCGACAATGGAGGCCCACTTCTCGTTCACGCCCTGCTTGACGCGGTCAGCCCACGCCTTCGTGAACTTGTCGGCCCCCTTGATCGCCTCAGCCTCCGCACCGGAACCCTCAGCGAGGTCCCGGCGGAACTTGGAGAGGTCCCCGTGCACTTCAATGTACGCGTCGGCTACTTGGCGTCCGATTCCCACGGGGACCTCTTCCTGTTACAGGTACTTCAGTTGTTCCATCTCGTCCTCCCCCGCGAACCTGTCCGGCTGGCCGGGGAGGGGTCCGTCCAATTCATCCAGCCACTGTTCCGCATCCTCACCGCTGAGACGCTCCAGTACCCAGACCAGTACTACGTTGAGGAAGCGCGAGAACGGGAGCCTGAGGAGGTCGACGCCTTGGCCCGTGTAGTGCCCGTCGATGCGCGCCCATTCGCCCGCCGCGGTGAGGGCGAGTCGGACGGCTCTCGGGTAGGGCGGGCCGACCACTCCTCGGTAAGAGCCTCGAAGAGGTCGAACATGCCGCCCTCACCCTGAATATCGAAGGTGTCGTTGCGGTCAAGCAGACGGCTCTGGAGGTAGCGTGCGGTGTCATCCTCGGCCATCTCGAAGAAAAGCTGGATGAACATGCCCATGGTCTTCGTGTTCATGGCCCTGCCGCCCATAGCAAGCATGATGGCCTGCTGCCCGGTGGACGGCTCGAAGAAGGTAATGTCCCTGCCATCATGCCTGAAGGTGATTTTTGATTCCTCGTCGACCTCCCCGAGGGTATCCGCCGCTGCGGTAACGAACTCTTTCATACTGGCGTCTCCTGCATTGCTGTCTCCTAGTTGGGTATCGGTCGACCGAACAGCCCCAGACTATCGGGGCTAAAGGCGTTCCTTGGCTAAGGCCGCGTCAAGACCTTCCTGCAGGAACGGGTGGCCCCTGTATCCCCGAACCTCTTGGGCGCGGAAGAAACCCCTCCCCCTCTTGCGGCCATTGGCGTTCCATACAGCAAACAGTTCCGAACCGGCACCCTTCGAGGCAGATGAGACCTGCATCGCCTTCCGGTATTTGGGCACCAGCATGAACGGCCCGTGGGCCTTGATTTCGGGTCGGGTGGTGAACATGAAATACTCGGTGTGCTTCGCGGAGGACCCCGCCCGCGAGACGGCGGACAGCGGCCCCGTGGACCATGCCTGCTTCCAGTTCAGGCCGCCCAGCAGACGCCCGGAGCGGACGTGCCCGCCCAAGATGTACAGGTACGAATAGCGCTTGACCTCCTTCGCCAGCCTGTTCAGCAGGTCGTTGACCTCTCCGCCGGGCTGGATGTACGACCGGACGGCCTCCTCGTGGATGTGCAGCAGTATGGGATCAGGCATCTTCGTCATCCCCCACGGTGAAGCTCCATGTGCCGCCGACGGCCCCGCCCTCGGGACCGGCCGGGGTGTAGGTGCCAAGGATGACGAAGGCGATGCTCTGCGCAGCGCGGGTGATGGCGCGCTTCATCAGGACCATGTCGTCGGCGAGGTCAAAGGCGGAGTTGAGGTGCTCCAGATCGTCGGGCAGTTCCACGGACTTGCCGTCCGATTCGGGGATCGGGGAGCGCCGCAGCATGCCGACTTCGAGGATGTGCGCCAGTGTGGAGTGGCAGTTCTCCAGTGACGCGTCCGCATTCGGGAAGCGCACGGTCGGGTAGGAGGTGACGTGCCGGACCCATGCCATGGAACCGCACGACGCATCCACGCCGACGTAGTCCACGGGAACCGCGGTGCCGGGGAACGCGGTGACGGTGCACATCGACTCCAGCATGTCCGCATCATCCAGCGCGGAGGACAGTTCCTCCAGCAGGATCGCAATCATTTCCCGCAGTGTCATCACGGCGTCGCCTTCCATGTGATGACAGACGGGCGGGGAAGGTCGGGGGAGTAGACCTCGGGCCGGGTGCGCAGCCCGTACGGGTTCCATTGCATCAGGTACGCGTCCACTTCCTTGATGCCGGTGGTCCCGTCGGGGAACATACCGGTGGAGAGGATCATTGAAATGCCCTGCCGGGTCACGGTAGTGACGTTCGCAGGCAGGCGGCAGTTCTTCGTGGAGGTCATCGCCATGAGGTACTCGGTGGCGAGCAGGCCGCCGACGTACTGGCCCAGTTCGTCAACCTCGTGGCCGTTCAGGTACGTTACGGTGAAGTTCGTACCGGAGCACGCGGGCCAGCGCTTCCCGTCGGTGCGGACAAGATGGTTGCCGTCCTTCACGTAGTAGGCGGTGTCGGGCAGAGCCACGCCGTCAACCTTCACTTCGTCGATCCGCCCGACCGGACCGGTGAGGAGCACGGTGGGTGCCGTGGGGCAGAAGCAGTCCGAGGCGCAGAAGCAGTTCCCGTACATCCCCGAATCCCACATGTCCATCAGCATGATCGGGTGCCAGAACAGGGTGGTGCTGAAGCGCGGGGCACGGCAGGTCTTCGCGCGCGGCATGACCGTGATCGACTCCCCGCCCACGCGGTTCAGGGTGAGCAGACGCAGTGTCTGTGCGGCGAGGATTTCGGCGCGGGCAACCATGTCCGGGTCGGCACCTTCTGGTGCTTCGCCGCCGGGCCAGAGAATGGGCCAGATCATCGTATTTCCTCCATCATGCGTGCGAGCAACTCCAGCAGGACCCCAGACGCCTGAATCATTAGCATCATCATCAACGCTAAGCTCCCAACCGCGAAGAAAGCCGCAACGGCGACTGCCACCAGTGTTGCGGTTTTCACTATGCGGCTCTACGCGGAATCGGTTTTGACGAACGCCGGGGTGTAGTCCCCGAGTACGTCCTTGACGGACTTGTCCAGTTGCCCAAGGATTTCGTCCTTGGTGAGTGGGACCCCGGGCTGTGCGGCGGCCAGCGAGGCGATTGCCCCGGCGAGCGCGTCGAGCTTGGCCCCAAGGACGTTGAACTCCTGCTTCTGGAACTTCACCTTGGTCCGGGGCGATGTGCTGCCGCCACCGGGCAGGTCCGTCGCGTCGTCCAGCACGGCGTCGGCGATAGCACCGAGGTCCGCGGTGGTCAGCACCTTGGCATGGGGGTCGGTGATGACCCCGCTGATGCGGTAGGCCGCGTCCCTCACGGCGTTCCATTCTTCCTGCGGCACATTTGCCATGTCATCCTCCGGTGTTGTGAGTCCCGTGCGGGGCCTGATGAAACCGATGAGTCCCGCCTTGGGCAGGTCCTGAAGCGTGGTGGGGCCGGTCGTCCAGTTGGGGTAAGGGTTGTCGCCGCGTGAGGGGACGCTGTTCTGCGACATGCAAGTCAGCCAGCCGCTGCCGGGATCGCGCACGAGCACCGCGACGTGCGTCTTTGGGTACCACCAGTAGGTGTCCCCCCAGACGGGGATGTCAGCGGGGAGGCCATCCTGATCTGGACTGATGAGTTGGTAGGCTGCGTCCACCTCGGGGGACTGGGGGAACGAATCGACCATGTTCCCGGCCCATCCGGGCCAGCGTCCGCCGCCCCCCGTGTTTATGACCGGCAGGCCGAGCCACTTGGACCAGTTCGCCGCCAAGTCCCAGCACTGCGCCCCGTAGCCCTCGGTGACCGGCTCCCAGTCCTCGTTGATGTAGCGGCCCTGCACCTGTGTAATCCAGAGGTCGAGGCTGTCCTGTAGTTCTGCGAGCGTGGTCATGCCTGCCCCCTCGGGTAGTTCCGGAAAGTGAAATGGTGGGCGTGCCGCCCCGGACAGCACACCCACCATTTCCGTCTTGCTAGACCGTGACCGGCTCCGAGTACGTGGAGAGGCCGCGGCGCGCGGTGATCGTGTACGTTCCGGCAGCCGGGTACACATGGGTGTATGTGCCAGTCGCTGCGTAGTCCCATGTGCCGTCGCCGAACTCGTACATGATCGGATCGGTGCCGGAAGGCACCGGAGCGATGAGCACGGAGAGTCCGGTCGGGGTCGTGGTGAGGTTGGTGACCGCCGGGTCCGCCGGGTCCAGCAGCGGGGTGCTGCCTTCAAAGACGGCCGGAGGCGCAACATCCACAGACAGCCAGCGCCGGTGCTCGTGCGCGGTGACCGCGTCCTTCAGGACAGCCGGGACGCCGCTGACAGTCTGCACCGCGTAGGGGCCTTTACCCCATGCCGAGCCGCTGCGGGTGGTCATGCCGCTGATCTTAAAGGTGATGGCGGCGTTATCCACCGACACGTCGCCGATGATCCCGCCGCGCAGGAACGGGGTGAGCACGTAGCCGTACACGCCCGCGTCCTTGGAGCCGAGCCACAGTTCCAGCGCGAAGTTCACCGTTGCAAGGTCGACATCGACGGACTCGGCGATGCCAATGGCCACGCTGTTGTCGTCCAGCAGCACGCGCTGGCCGGTGAGAATCTCGAACAGCCGGTAGTCGACCTCGCAGAACGTGGCCTCCACCGTGTATCCGCTCACCGTGGGGGTTGCGGCTTCGCTGATGCAGGATTCCCCGGAGGCATTGGTGACGTTGATCGCGTCGCCCTTGGTTTGGGAGTTGGTGACGTACGCCACGGTGATGTAGCCCTTCGTGGTGACGACAGCGTCATCACCAAAGACGGGCATGCCAGCGGCGTCGAGGACGGTTGCCCGCATCCGACGACCGCGGAGGTACGAAGTGTTCTTCGACTTTCCCATTTACTTACTCTCCCTCGGTGTCGGCGAGGATACCCTTGCGGGCCTTGCCGTCTCGTTCAGCGGCGAGCACGCGCTCCCGCTCGATGTCATCTGCATTCGCGAGGCGTTCCTTGACCTCGTTAACGGATGCTGTGAATGGGTCAAACTCCTCGGAGGAGCCTTCGCCTTCCGTCTGTGCAGCGCCCTCGCCAAGAATTGCGGTGGGGACGATGTAGCCGAAGCCGGTGGTACTGATCCGGCCTTCAAGGCCAAGGAGCTTGGCCTTCTCCAGCAGTTCCTTTGCCTTGGCAGCCGAGCGGCCCTCAACGTGGGACTCGTCGTCAGCCAATTTGATTTTCGTTGTCATGTGATCTTCTCCTTAGATTCCGACGAGGATCGCCGCAACGAAACTGTCCACAACGGGAACGTAGGTACGTTCCGCCAGTGCGAGGTTTCGGTTGCTCTTCAGGTTGTGCGCCGGGTACACGTCCAGCGGTCCACGAAGGATCGTGATCCCGCCAGTGATGTACAGCCACGCCTCGCCAGCGCCTGCGGTGTCCGGCCCGTCAGGACCGTACCCTCCGCCATTGGCAATGGGCGTGCCCTGCTTGGTGAACAACTTGAAGCCGCCGGTGTCGGTCACGTACTGGCCCATCAGGGCCACCGCTTGCCTGTTGCCGTGCAGTATGGGCAGTCCCACGTAGCTATCGGCGGCGTACTGCTCCAGCAGCCCGATTGCGTACTTGATGTTGGTGACCGGAGTCCCCGCGGTCGGCGTAAGGTCCGTTGCCTGATCGTTCAGCACACCGGCCTGCAGTGCCTTTTCGACGCCGTAGCTTTCCCCGGCTGTGAAATGCCCCGCAACGTCCGTCTGGGCACCGAGCAGCATCGCGTAATCCACACCCTTGTAGAGCGTGAACGGTTCCGCCTCAACCGCGTCCTCGAAGATGGCGAACTCTTTATCCTCGCCAATATCCGGGACCGGCACCGGGGGAGTGTTATCCCCCCGCAGGTACTTCACCCCGACGTACAGGGCCTCTTTTGGCGCGTCGATTACCCGCGCCACGGACAACAGACCGCCCCGGATGCTTTCGCGTACCGGTGCGTCAATTGCGAACCGTGCTGTCATGGCCTACCCCCTTTCCGAAGGTTCTGGATTGAGGGGGGCGGTGGGCCGCACCGTCCCCCTCAGTCATCAGTTCCTTACGGGGTGGGGTCAACGAAGAGGCCGCCGGTGAGGTCAGCAGCACCCGTACGTCCGTTGGCAACAAGCGGGAGCGAGATGCGGCGTCCGGTGTAGCACGGATTGGTCACGACGGTGCCCTGCTCGGTGAAGAGGTGCACGTAGTCGTTGTTCTTCAGGTTCACGGAGTCGTACACGGTGTCCAGCGTGATGACAGGGGAGGTGCCACGGACGTACGTACCGGCCGGGTACATGATCGCCTCGACGGTGGCCGGGTACTTGGTGGCAATCCCGTCCGTGTCCGTGTCCAAGTTCTGCCAGTAGGCCAGCCACTGCACCCGGAGGCCCCGGGCGGCGAGCCAAGCATCAATCTGTGCGTCCGTGATGTTGAAGAACTCGATGTCCGCGCCCATGCGGTTAGCGAGGTCGGCCTTCAGGACGCCCTTCACCCAGCGGGGAAGCACCACTTCGAGGGTGGCGTTCTCGGCCAGCGCGGTGCGCTGGCGCTCGCCGTAGGCGACCACGTCGAGGACGTTCAGTACGTCCACGGCGTTGCCGAAACCGTTCGGAACGGGGACGGCCGCGCCGGTGAAGGCGAGAATCTGGTTGATCGTCTTGGCGTGCATCTTGTACTGGTGCACGACGAGGGCCAGTTCGGCGTAGCGGGCGATGACTTCCGGCCAGCCCTGACGGAGCAGCAGGCCGGACTCGATCATGACGCCGACTGCGTCGAGGCGCTTCTCGACGAAGTCCGGGATCTCCGGGCGCAGCGAGGTTTTCTGTTCGGTGCCCGCCTCGGCGGTGGCTTCGGTCATGTCCCAGAAGCCGGTGGTCGCAGCCATCACGTCAGCGAAGGTCGGACCCTTGGTGTACTGGACACCACCGCGGGTGATGGTGACCTCGGGAAGGCTGATCAGCCCGTCCGTGGTTTCGCCGGAGCAGAAGTCCATGATGATTTCCGAGGGCGCACCCCAGCCACCGGCCGCGACGAGCGAGCCGCCTTCAAGGCGGGACTCCTTGGCCGCGTCAAGGAGCATCTCGGAGTCCCGGCCGCGGTACTCGTTCTGGTTGAACTTATTCTCCGGCAGGGTGATAACCACTGCGCCGTTGCGGCTGAAGGTCCCCTTGGGGGCGTTCTTGGGCAGGTTGTTCAGTGACACGCCGATGGCCTTGGCGGCCTCATTGAGGTTGTCGAACTTCTGCCCGGCGGAGAATGACGGCACGTCCGCGGCGGCGGTCAGCGAGGCGCTGGGCGCGGTGTGGACCGCGACCTTCTTCTGCGCAGGCGGGGTGGCGCGTGCGGCGCGGGAAGCGAAGGAGCGACGGGCACTTGCGGTGTCCTTGACTGGAGTCGGGGCCGTGGCTTCCTCCTCTTCTACCGGGGCTTCCTCCTCTTCCTCAACCACTTCGTCCTCTACAGCGGACTCGGCGAAGGCGGAGCGGGAGGCGGAAAGGCGGTTAGCCCGTTCCTCGGCGGCGCTCTGACGCGCGGCGAGAACGGTGGAAGCTGCGGTGTGGAACTCATAGAGGGCGTCGAGTTCGACGGCCTGCTCGTCGGTGATCTGCTCGTCAGGGAGCGCGGAAAGTGCGCGGCCTGCGGCGAATGCGCCGTCTACGGCTTCAACGAGGGCGTCGGAATCAAGCGACTCGATGTCCGTTGGGATTACAAAGGCACCCATGATGGCTTCTCCTTATGGGACGCAGTTACGTGTGGGGGTACAACAAAATTCGACACACGGCCTACGGCCATAAGGGGAGTGTCCTGCTGGGACAAATCCTAGACGCTACAGGAACACGCCGTCCACAATACGGACGGCGTGTTCCTGTTAGCCCTGCTTGACGTAGCCCCCACCGCGGCGTGCAACCGACGCCTTGGCTTCAACTTCGGAATTGACGACCTTGGTGCTGCCGTCGGCGTGCGTCACCTTGAACGTGACCTTGCCAGCCTTCTGCGATCCACAGTTGCATCCCATTGCTACTCTCCGCCCACACTCGTCAGTACCTGTTCATCCACGACAAACGCTGTCTTCGCCCGCGCAACCTGAAGGTGCCGGAACTTGGCACGCGCTGCGTTGAACTTCTCCGCCGGAGTCGACGGAATCTCAATGCTATCCCCCGTGTCCTGCCCTTCCGCCAGCGGGATCGAAGCCGCCACCAGTGACATCGCCTCGCCGCCGGAAGCAACCAGCATGGACGGGCGCGGGATCGGGAAGCCCGGGACGTTGACGGCCAGCGCCGCGACCATCTCCAGATTCCCTTCCCGGCCGATCGCCACCCGACGCCAGTCTCCGGAAATCGCGGCGGCACGCAGGGCATGAATTTCCTCATCCGAGACACTGGAGCGCAGCGCCCCGGCGACCCAGATACCGTACTCGTCCTCCCCGGCAGTCACGTCCGCGACGGCGCTGGAGGTGGAATCGTAGTGGCTGGTCGCAGCCCGGACCCCCATGCGGTCGCTGGCGTGCCCGCCACCCATGGTGATCTGGCCGACGTTGACCGGGCCGACATCGGTCTGCACTTCCCCGGTGAGGAAGTATGCGTAGTTTGTCTCGGAGTGCGGCGCGGTGGTGCACTCGGTCTCAGTCATGGGCTGGCCGATGTGGCACGCCTCCCATGTGGCAACGTGCCCGTACACGCGCCCGTCGTCCGTGACTGTGAACGGGGTGGGACCGGGCAGGGCCGGGTCCTTGAACCAGTCGGCGGGAAGGACCGGGGCTTCGACTGCTGCTGTGAGTGTCATCATCTCTCCTGTGTGTGCAGCCGTCAGGCTGTCCGGCGGTGTTTCGCCCAGTTCCTTGTACGCACCGCGCAGCTTCGACTTAGCGGCAGCGATCTGCTCGGGGGTTCCGTGTGCCTGACCGATCCGTCCGGCAGCGGCGTGCACCCCGGCGCGGGAGAGTGCCCCGCCCGGCTCGCGGATGGGCAGTTTATGGCACGACTTTTCAGGACCATCGCAGACGTGCAGGATGCAGGACTTCTTCCACTGTTCGTTGGAGAACCGGGAGGCGCTCCCATCCCATGACCCCTCTGACGCGAAGGATGTTTCACGTGAAACATCCTCCCCGGGCAGTTGGTCGACCGTCTGCCGAACGTCAGCCCAGCGGCCCAGCCCGACGAATGCTTCCGCGAAGGCAGGGATGGCGCAGATGGTAGCTGCACAGATGCGCCCACTGGCAGACGATACCGACCCATCCTCGGAAAGCGTGGCCTGCATGTCGTCGATGTCCACGGACACTCCGCGCCACATGCCTTCGGCCAGCATGCGGACCGTCTCGGCGGCTAACGCGGAGTCATCAAAGACACCTTCACCCTTGACGAGGCCACCGTCGCGGAAGATGTTGTCGATGCGGCCCACGATGACTGAACCCTTGTGGCCATCGTCGTCCACGAACATCGCCTTCAGTGGCAGTGGCAGATCACGGTGGGTCAGGCCGTTCACGTCGAACTGCCTCCCGTCCCCGGAGGGGGTGCCCTCCGGGGCGAGCACACCGTACCAAGGCACGGGTTCCTTCTTCTGCTCCACTGGCATCATCGGTGCAGGGACCACCGGCGCAGGTTCTACAGCGGCGGTGACCGAGGTGAATCCCGGTGAATCTGGTGAATCTGGTGAATCTTCCGGCAGACGGTCGACCGTCTGCTGCTCCTCTGATGTGAACTCTGTGGTTTTCACCTTGAATCCTTCCAGCATGGCCGGACGAGCAACACATCTACAGTTGATCCAGATTTCTGGGGGTCCTACTGGTTGACCCGGATAAAGCAGTTCAAACCCGCCGACCTCAAACGGCTGACCGGAAGGGACTGTCTCGCCTCTGGCCTCTCTATGCGTATCACGTACGTGCGAGTCGTCCATCGTGACCCACTCCAGCCCGACGTGCGTTTCGGTATCGGAGGTGGTTGCCGCTTCGGTCCCGGCGTTCACGGAGTAGGTGGAGAGCCACTTCGTCATGCGCTCGACCTGCACGTCGAACTGCTCTGGCGGGGCAGCCTTCGTCTTGGCGAGGGCCGCACCAAGTTCCCGCTTGAACTCATCGCGCATGTCGTCGATGATCGGGTTCCACTGGTCGATTTCGGAACGGGCCGTCTCGTCGAAAATGTCCAGCGCCATCGAGATGATGTTCTCGTCCCAGCGGGGCAGGCCCAGCCGGATCAGGGATGTGCGGACGGGACCGGCGAACCGGGCGTCGGAGCGTTCGAGGATGTTCCTCCGGTCTGCGGCGAAGGTGTCTACGTCAACCGTAAAGCGGTCTGTGCGGATCATGCGGGCACCTTCTCCTCAGCGAGCATCAGATTGGTCACCATGTAGGTGTTGAAGGACCCGAAGCTGTGCGGCGTCTGATCCCGCAGCAGTTGCGTGCAGTAGTCGCTCAGGACACCTTCGAGCCAGCCGCCGGGTATGTGGTGGCGCTCGGCAATGGTGGCCACATGGGTCCACGCATCATCGAGGAGGAACGCGGTGTCCTCGCTCTTGATGAACTTATAGATGTCGGTCGCAGCACAGGATGGCTTCACCTGCATCTTGTTCTTCAACTTGTTCCCGGCGCGCTCCAGCGCCCGGACCACTACCTGCTCGGAGGCGGCGATCAGGGCGGCGGCGGACGTGCGGTCTGCGGAGGGTACGCCCCCCTGCTCCCGGGCATCGCCCCGGCGCTGCGATATTTCCCGGTTGGGGATGTCTTTGACCGGATGATCCTGCAGTGACGGCGCGGGTCTGGCCTCCTGCGTATCGACCGGATAGCCGGGCTGTTCGCCGGAGGAATCCCGGACCACAGCAAGGTCCAGCCCGAGTGCGCGCAGGGCGGCGTCAACCATGTCCGGGGTCGTGGAGCCGGAGGCGACCTTGCGCAGCAGCCAGTTCTGACGCTCCGCGTCGTCCATGGCGTCCTGCAGATCGAAGCCGGTTTCGCGCAGCAGCGCCTCCCCGGACATTTCGCCCCGGTCGTACAGTTCCATTGCTTCCTTGGAACGGTCGGGCCGCAGCCGCATCTCGGAGGAGTCCGCGCCAATGCTGTAGGTGCGCAGCGTGACCGGGTCGATGGTCTTCTCATCCAGAAGCAGCGGACGCAGGTAGCCCTGCGCGAGTGCCGTGGTGACCAGCTTCAGCAGCGGCTCGGTGTGCGACTTAATCGCAGCCTCATCCACCTGCCATGCCGACCAGTGGTTCGTCCGCGACAGCCCGTGCAGAATCTCGGGGGGCAGGTCCATGCCGAGGGCGAGGCGGCTGATCGCTTCCTTGCGCAGTTCGATGGAGTGCTCGTCCAGTTGCGTCCAGAACGTCAGGTGCTTGATCGCGGCGATGGCATCGGCGGGAGCTTTGATGACGATGGGCACCAGCGCCGATGCGTCCTCACGGTTCTGGATGGACGCTGCCATTGCATCAGCGAGCACCCGCATCAGGTCCTCGGCATCATTGGCGACGCGCTCGGGCTGCCCATCAAGGGGGGGCGGGGCCGGGAAGGTCATCTCCGAAGGCACCAGCAGGATGCCAGCGCCTGCAAGCCGGGAGTCAATCTGCGCGGCGACATGCTGGGTGAGGCCGTAAATCTCCCCAAGGATCGGCAGCACTGCCTTCGCGGGTGCGGTTGCCCGCATGGGCTTCTTGGGGTCCGGACGCCAAACGCGGATGACGAGCACGTCGTCAGGGTCCATGTCGAGAATCTTCTCGTTGACCCGCCACTTGCCGCCGTCGGCCTTGTTGATTTCGGACGGTGTCGCTATCTCCCACACATCGTCGACCCCGCCGAACTGGTCCGGGTTCGGGTAGGAGACGATGTAAAGCTCCCCGGTGACGGACATGTGGATGCCGATCTGGCGGAGCATCTCGGCGCGGCCGTCGTCATCGGTGAACAGGGACTCCATGATGTCCACAACGGGGCCGCTCTTGACCGGTGTGCGTTCGCCGCCCGACTTTACGGTGGCGTACAGCAGTGCCTTGGAAAGCATGGAGCCAACCCAGTCGCAGATGTAGCGGAACTCGCCGATGGTGTTGTAGAAACGCCACGACTCCTCCTGCCACGCAATGGATTCGGCGATGCGGGTATAGCTTTTCTGCCCGCTCTTGCCGATCCGCGCCGCCGACGCCACAAGAGAATTGGTCTTCGGTGTCTCATCCCTGCGGGTCCGTGCCATGTCTATTCCCCATCATTCATAACGACGATCGCGGCGAGGTAGGAGACCGCCATCCAGCCGTTGAACAGCCACCATGAGATGTGCAGGTTGGACAGCCAGCCCCAGAGAATCACCGGAATCGCAATCCAGAGGGATATGCAGAACGGACAATGGGCCAACGTCGACCATGGTCCGTCGTCGGTCAGGGCATCCCACTTCGAGCGAAACCACGCCGACGGAGGGAAACTGTCCTGCGTGACGAGGCGAGTGAGCCGCGCAATCGACAGCGTGCCGACTACGACAGCCGCGAGTACGACGACAATCTCCACCATGGTAATGAGCGTACCGGCTATGTCAGGGATTCCTCGCGCACCTTACCGTGTTCAGCGGCCTCGCAGCCCACGTCCAACGCTGTGTCGGAGATGCGTGGGTGGTAGCCGAACAGGGCACCCCGGTTGCCGGGGACGGACTGAAGGCTTTCGCCTTTGAGGGTCCGCCCGGACGGGACGGCGATCTGTGCGGGGGCCAGCCCGGTGTTCAGTTCTGTGATGCCGTGCACCAGCGCGTCCACCCGGTCGGGGGAGTCGTGCATGTCCGGCACCCACTCAGTCATCTGCTGCTCCAGTTCGACGTGCGCCCGGACGTGGTGCACACGCTCCTGCTCGTAAAGACCGACGACGGGTTCGGCGCGCAGCACCTTGCCGCGCCGGGAATGCACCAGATCAACCTTGCCGTCCTTGCGCTTGGTGCGCAGGGTGGACAGCACCATCTCGCCGCCGTAGTTCTTCTCCGCAACGATGAGGTCTGCCTGATACAGGTCATACGCCCGCCACGCTTCCGATGCCCAGCCGTCAGGGGTGTAGTGGCCGGAGTGGTCAGCGAACACGTAGAAGTGGTCATCCTTGATGCCGATGACCACAATGCCGGTTTCATCCCGCTTCTTCGAGGACGTGCCAGCGGGGTCGATGGCGACCACGATCCGGTCCATATCCTTGTGGGTGATCTCCGCAACGGGCCGGTTGTTCTCGATCATGTCCCACGTCCACAGTGCGCCCTCGATGTCTTCGAGGACTTCGCCGTAGAGTTCCTGCAGGCCAAGCCGGGTGCCTTCGTACTTGGAGAGCACCACGTTACGGAAGGTCGGCGCGAGGTTGTCGATGTTGGCGTAGGTGGACACGGTGACGGCCCGGGTAGTCGGTGTCTCGATGAGTTCCTTCAGCCACTTCGTGGGCAGCGGCGTGGTGGTGCACAGAACGGTGGGCCGCTTACCGAAGCGCAGGCCCATCATCATCATGTCCCAGACGGTTTCGATCATCGGGTAGTGGGCAGGTTCGTCCAGCCAGACCGCGCCGTGGTTAGGACCACGAAGGCGGTCCGGTTCCTCGCCGGTAAACGCCTGAATGCGGTGCTCCTTGTACCGGCCCTTGCCCGGGAGGGTGATCCTGCGCTTGGACGGCTCCCACAGCGCATTGACCTTGGCCTTCTCGAACGCAGCGAGCAGGCCGGATTCGCCTTCCACCATGATGTCGCGGACGTGGGGGAGGGTCGGGCCGATGATCGAGGTGTATGCGATGGACTCGGACACCTTGCGTATCCATTCAGAACCGCAGCGGGTCTTGCCCGAACCGCGCCCGCCCTTCTGCAGCCACACCAGCCAGTCCGCATCCCCGGGGGGCCACTGGTCACCCCGGGCATGGCGATAGTCGTACTCGTCGTGGGGCTTACCGTCGCAGGACCGGCCCTTCTTGCAGTACCAGACCTCCCGGTCCCGATCCGCCCTCGCCACCATGGCGAGCAATTTGTCCTTGGATTTCGGGTCCCAGTTCTTCCACTCGTCCAGCGAGGGGAACTTGCTGTAGTCAGGCATCGGCTTTACCTACCTCCGTGAGGCCGTCTATCAGCCATGGTCCCATCCCGCGCCCGTCGTCGTAGGAGAGCCCTTCGGGAAATGACATCTGCACCGGATTCCGGGGTTTCGGCTTCGCGGTGTGCCTGACCACTTCCGTGTACGGCATGCCCAGATCGTGCGCGATGAACGCCGCTGTCGCGCGTCGGATGTAGGCGACTAGGGAGATGTCGCGCCGGTCCGCAGCCTCGTTCAGCAGCACCCGGAACGGATCGTCGTACGAGATGCACGTCGGGTTCCGCCGGTTGGTCGACACCCTCGTTTTCTTCTGCCGTGCCCGGACGCGGGCAATGGCGTTCTCCATCCACTCCGGGTCCTCGTCCCGGTCGGACCAGCCCTGCAGGTCAGGATAGTGGTTGACCATCAGTGAATCTCCTTCTTCAAGAGCCGCACGACGTACAGCCACACTCCGACAACTGCGGAAGCAGCCCCAACTACAGCGCCCAGCACAAACATTCAGTCCTCCTATTCGGGTTCTATGGGGTCGGCGTCGATGATTTCGGCTTCCTCGGCTTCGGGTTCCCTCCGGGCCAGTGCCATCATGTGCGCAACGTACTGCTGGAGGTGCTCGTCGGTCGGGGTGATCTGCACCTGTGCCGGGGCGTCCACACCCCATAGCCGCATGACGCGGTCGGTGATCGCCAGCGCCCTCGCGTTGTAGGCGAGGTGGTCCGGGTCCTTCGGGTCCACGGCCTTTGCCATGACGGACTGGAGCAGCCGGTTAAGCCGCTTGTCCGCCAGTACCCTTTGCTGGTCGCGGTCCTCGGGGGAGTCCGCCGACGCGGCCAGCACCCGTTCGACCGCGAGCCGTGCCCGGGTGGCCGATGAGTAGCCCAGAGCCTTGGCGATATTCGTATATGAGGTGCCAGCAATGCGCAGCGCCAGCGCCGATTCGGCCTTGGTCTGCGTCTCCTGAATGACGAGGTCCGCGTTGGGTTCCTCCCCGTTTTCCACAGCCTGTGCAAAAGCCTTTGCGCCGGTCATGATCCGGGCTTCTTTCTCACCCATTGGTTCCTTCCCGGTACGTGAACAGTTGCTCGGTTCCGATATCGGTGTTGCCGTCCTTGGCCAGTGACACCTGAACCTTCAGCCGCCACACCGGCACGAAGTCATCGGGGGCGGTGTACTCCGAGACGAAGACCTTGGCCCCGCGCCCGGTCCATTCCCGCATCGTGTCCCAGAACTGCGCGGAGTGGAATGACCCGACCGCGCCGTATCCGGTGGTGCCCTCATATGGGGGGTCGCAGTAGACGACGGTGCCGGGGCCAACGAACGCTCCGGCCTCGATGTAGTCGAGGTGCCTGACTTCGGCGTGCCGGAACCCGCTCGCGTGCTTCACCAGTTGCCGGGTGGACCCGGCGACGTAGTTCCGTCCCGGGCTGGAGGCGTACCCGGCGAACCACTTGCCCCCGAAGGATGCCGCGAACCCGGCAAGCGCCTTCAGGGCAGACGGTCGTACGTCTGCCCGCAGCGCCTCCCACTGCGGCTTAGTGATGTGCCCCGGTGGTTTCCAGCCGGACAGGACTTCCTGCCAGAGCATGACGAGGGATTCGTTGGCATCGGACAGGTGGACCGTCCTGAACTCGGGGGCCATGAGCGCAGCCACGGACCCGCCGCCAAGGAAGGGTTCCACGTAGGTGTCCGAACCCCTGCTGCGGGCACGCATGACGGCGCAGATTTGCGATGCCACGCGGGTCTTGCCGCCCATGTATTTCACAGGTCCGCCACGCGGGCCTGCTCAGGGAAGCGTTCGGCCAGTTCGGCGAACAGGGTATCCCGCGAATCCCGGTCCTCCTCGAAGTCCACGATGACCTGATACAGCCCCGAGGGAGCGGCGTCCCCGAACCCGCCACCGGGGATTTCGGGGTCCGAGTTCATTTCCAGCAGCAGGCGCTGGTACGCGGATTCGTCGTAGCCCGTACCGGCCAGCCCGAGGTCGGTTTCGTTCAGCCCGGTGAGCAGGGCTGCCACAGCGGTGTCGTCGAGGATGGCGAGCTTGCCGGTGCGGTTGTCCGCGACCATGTAGCGGACCGCGCCAGTCTCGTCCATGTGGTCGACCCAGATGACCGGGATTTCCTTGGCCCCGAGTGCGTGCAGTGCCTGATATCTGTGGTTCCCGGCGATGATGTTGCCGGTCTTGGCGTCGGCGGTGACGGCGGTTACGAAACCGTTGACCTGTATGGACTCAATCAGCGCATCGAGGTCGCCGTTGTTCGGATTGCTCTGGTGTTGGTGGACCGATTCAATCGGCACTAGGAGTGGCTGCACCCCCTTCGCGAATCTCACTGCTTTCATTTTTCTCCTTACGAGATGGATACGCTGCCTATGATCCAACTGGTCGCCGAGTCAGAGCCCAGCGTGTGGGCACCAAGAAGGGGACTGCCGAAGTTAGAGATTGCGCCTGCGCCGGTGGCGAGGGCGATGGACAGGTTCGGATCGTTGGTCCGCTTTTGCCGGGTCGTGGCCCCTGCGACAGTGACTTCCAGATTGCCTACGCGACCGGCCCCGAGGAACACCTCAAGGTCACCGGCCCGCATTCCCGGGAGCGCCCCGAAATCGAGGCGGGTGCCCGATGAATCAGACCGTGCCACCGCGGCGGCGGACACTTTCGTCCAGCCGGACACTGCCACACTGGCCACGTACCAGTCGGCGGAGGCTCCGAGCGTGAAAGTGGGATGGTTGCCTGAACCAGCGTCCGCTGCCACGGCCGTCTTGAGGTACACGGCAAGGTTCTGCTCGGTGCCAAGAAGGTTAGCCCCGGACGTGGCAGCCGCCAGTGCCCAAGCCCCCTGAGCATTCGGCCCGGCCACCACCGTCGTACCGGCAGACCAGACGAAGTACACCAGCAGGTCACCCGCTACGGTTCCGTTGGGCGTCCATTGGTTGGCCGAGGCGCTGGTTCCCCAAGTAAGCCCGCTGTCCCGGTATGCCGCATTCCCGCCAGCGGCTGCGGCGGCAATAAGGTCAGCCCCCTTCACTGACGGCCTCATGCGTGCACCGTGCCCGTCACCACGAGGACGACGGCGCTGGCCGTGCCTGCCAGCCCGCCGATGATGTCACCCGGACCCAGCATGGCTCCACTGATCATCGACAGTTCCATCGTGTCGTTGGCCGGGAGCGAGTAGCTGTTCAGGAAGCGGTGCGTTCCGTCCAGCGTGCCGCCCGTAGGGCAGAGCGATAGCGACACCGTGACCGCAGTGCCGGTCACGTTGCAGATGGTGGCCGAAGTCACCTTCACCGACGTTGACGCCGGAACCGTGTACTGCGCCGCCTCTGTGGTGATGGGCAGGTATGCGGACCTGATGATCTGCGGCGAGATGGATGCCGCAACGATGATGTTCTGACCGGCCATGATTTATCCTCCGAAGACGAGTGAGAGTGCGATGGCCGGGCTGGGTGCTGCGACCTTGTTGATGATGAACCACGCGGCACCGTCGGTCATGACGGTGATTGCTTCCCACTGCGCCAGCGATACGCTCGCTGCCCCGTCGATGGTCTTGGACGTACCCGCCGAGGCGACCGACGCTGCGGTGGCGTGGATGTTCTTGATTTCGTACTTGCGCCCGGAGATACCCGTGGATGTCGGGTCCGGGAGCGTGCAGGTCAGGGACGAGCCGTTCATGATGGCCGCGGAATCCCGGGGTTCGAACGTGTAGTTCGAGGTCTGGGTGAGCGGCTGGCCGAAGTAGCCGTACGGGTGGAAGTTCCACGCGGGCCAGTACGATCCGGTGTTGTTCCGTTTCAGGAACGTCATGCCCCGGTCGAAGGTGGTGGTCTGGCCGTACACCCCGGCCGCAATCATGTCCTGCGGGTTGGCGTTGCTTGCCGCGACGGTGAAGTCGACATCGTTCAGCCGCGTGATGGCACCGCCGCCCGAAACGGCGAACCTCTTGTAGAAGGTTCCTCCGGAATAGACACCTGCTTCGAGTGCGCTCTGGCTGGCGCTGATTCCGACGGACGCCCGCAGGCTGGTGCGGTTTGACGTACCCGAGGAGTCGGACCAGATGACCGGGTCCGTGGTCGAAGCAACGTTGGTCCAGACTTTAAACGATGGCGTCGTCGATGAACCCGTTGTGTCGTTGATCGAAGTGATCGACGCCGGTGTTCCCTGCGTCCCGAGTGCGACAGCCCGCAGTACAGCGACGCCAAACCCCGAGGCCGTGCCCGTTCCGACACTCGTGGCCGTATAGGTGGCCGTTGTCGTTGGAGTAACCGGAACCCCGGGTGGCGCACTCCGGTAAACCGCCGATCCGAGAGACTCAGTCGCCGGACGCGAGGTCACGTTCACGGCAGGCGACGGGAAAGTCACACTGCTGTTCGCCTTGCGGGCTGAGCCGAACATGAAGATGGTGTCCCGCTGAGTCCAGCCCTGCACTCCTAAGGTCGCCAGAGTGTCCTGCGAGGCAATCGTCTGAGTTGCCGCCACGTTGACGATGCCGTCGGTGTCCTTCACCACCAAGCAGTGAGCATCCCAAAACTCTGATCCTGCCAAGGTGGCTGACACCGTCGCGCCAATGTCACCCGATGCGCAAATTTTCGAGTAGACGGCAGCATTGTGCCAGCCTCCGCTCGTCACACTGAGGGCCGTCCAGCCGGAGGGACCCGAGTTCGCGGCGTAATTGGAACCTACGAACATCAGCAGAACGTCGCCGACGACTGCGGTGGCAGGCACCGTCACCGACGCGCTGGTTCCTGAGGAACCTGAGTTGGTGGACGACGCCCTTACCGACGGCGATGGGCCTACCGGGACGGGCGCGTTTTTCCACTTCGAGATGGAGGAGTCGTACGAGAGCACATCAGTGTTGGCCGGGGAGGTGATGGATGCGTCGGTCATGCCGGACAGGACGGTGGACCCCGCCGGGCCGGTTGCACCCGTCGAGCCGGTTGCTCCGGTAGAACCCGTGGCTCCTGTCGGACCTTGGATGCCTTGGATACCAGTGGCTCCCGCCGCTCCAGTGGACCCGGCGGACCCGGTGGGGCCGTCGGCACCCGTGGGGCCAGTTGCTCCGGTGGCTCCGGTGGGGATGGTCAGGCCGAGGGTCTGGCTGGGCGCGGTTCCGGTGATGGCTGCCGCTGCGCTGGAACCGGCGGCTCCGGTGGTGACCGTGCCGATGGACAGAGTGTTGGCCGGTCCGGCCGCTCCCGTAGCTCCGGCGGCACCGGTAGAGCCGGTAGAACCCGTAGAACCCACCGGGCCGGTGAGTCCGGTTGCGCCAGTGGCTCCGTCCGCCCCGGCAGGTCCCTGCGGACCCTGAGGTCCGGGTGCCGTGGAATCGGCTCCGGTGGGTCCGGTCGGTCCAGTGGCTCCCGTCGGCCCGGCGTCACCCGTGTCGCCTTTGACGCCCTGCGGACCGGTCAATCCGGTGGTCCCGGTCAATCCGGTGGGACCCGCTGCTCCGGTTGCTCCCGTGGCCCCGGCTGGTCCGGGTGCCCCGTCATTGCCGTCTGTGCCATCAGCCCCGGCAGGGCCTTGCGCCCCGGCAGGACCGGGAACGGTGGAGTCAGCGCCGTCGGCCCCGGCTGGGCCTTGCGGTCCCTGCGGGCCGGGAACCGTGGAATCGGCCCCGTCCACTCCAGCGGGTCCTTGTGGACCAGTGGCACCGGCAGGACCGGGGACAGTGGAATCCGCGCCATCCGCTCCGTCCATTCCGTCCAAGCCGGGAGGGCCTTGCGCGCCCTGCGGACCAGCCGGTCCGGGCACCGATGAATCCGCGCCGTCGGCACCCGTGGGGCCTTGGGGACCGGTCAGTCCGGTCGGACCCTGCGGACCCGGGACGGTCGAGTCAGCGCCGGGTTCCCCCTGCGGGCCTGCCGGGCCAATGACCGACGGGACTCCGGCGTTTATTGCGACAGGGATGACATCGGTGAGGTCCACTTCGCCGCCGGGGACAACGTTGAAGCTGTAAGACCCGTACCGCTTGCCGTTGTTGAACTCGATCCGGATGCGGTAGTTGAAGTCGGGCGGGTTCAGCGCGGGGGACGGTGCCATGACCATAATGAACGGCAGACCATCGCGGGAAATGTACCCGTCAGCGTCAATACTGAACGGGATCGGGTCGGGGAAGTACGTCTCCACCTGCCCGGGGGTGGTGTTGCGGGTGACGCGGGTGTTGCAGGTAATGGTTCCCCGCCCCGCCGCTCCGTGGAAGATGGGCGTCCCGTCCTCATTCGTTCCGCTTATCGCGCGGAGGCGACCGGTGATTCTGCAGTAGAGCACACCTTCAGGCATTGGGTGTTCCTTCTTTCAGCGGAGGCGGGACTGTGTTCATTCTCCCGCAGGGTGGCCCGAACGGTATGCGGCGCAGGGCCATGTCTCCAGACAGGACCAGCAGATGGTGTCCACGACCTTATCCTCGTCCATCTCGGGTCCGTAGCCGTCGGCGTTGATGGGCATGGAAATGTGGGTGTGTAGCTGTAGCTGCAGACGTTCGTCGGGCTGCTCGCTCATTTGACCGGCCCCGCGCCGATGCACATCTCGACGTACTGCTCCATCTCGACAGCACCATTGTTGGACAGGCCCATGAACCAGCCGTCCGCCCAGTGGATCGTCTCCGGGGTCAGGGTCGCGCCGCGCAAATGGTGCATGGCCGTGACGGCGCGGTACTCCTTGGTGGGCGTGTGGATGCGGGCACCGACATGGGACCACTCCTCATCCCGAATATTGTCCATCGCCCAGTTGCGGAAGCGCTGGATGGACGGGACGATCACGTAGTGCTTCTCAGTCATTTCTTTGCTTCCCTCTTGGAGGCGGAGTAGAGCGCCCGCAGCCCCTTGGCAGCGGACCCGTACCGGCTGGTCAGGTCCGCGACCTCGCGCTTGGTGAGGCGGACGGAGACTATTTCGGACTTCTTGGACGGCCCGAGGGCGGGTCTGGGCATGGTGCTCCTTTGCAGACGGTCGGCCGTCTGCTATTTGCCGTTCGAGCCAGCGACGCGCAGGTCCTGCGCGGCATGTTTGATCTGTGCGGCACGATGCCATGCGGCGTTGGCCCCGGCATAGTCGCCATGGTTGGACCGGTTGTTCCCGATCCGGTCCACCTTCCGGTACAGCGCCATGAGGCGGCGATAGCGGGGAAGGTTCTCATCCGGTACGTGCAAGTGGTTCCTCCCCGCATTCGGCGTGGTCGCAGTCCTCACCCCTGAGAATCTGCCGGATGCGGCCAACGTCGATGCGCCCGCACCCCCATTCGTTTTCAAGGACGAACAGCGCCTGCCTGTTGCGGTCATCTGCTTCACACATGGTGTTTCCCTTCGGAAAGTGTATGACAGTAACATCATGCACCCGGACTGCCTCCGGGGGCAGGAGGTTAGCGGGCGTATCGTGGTGTCCATCACGCCAAGGAGGAGCCATGAACGCCGGTTCAATCGTCTGGGCAGTCCTTGCCCTCATCGTGTTGCTCGTGGTTCTGCGGGTGTTCGGCCTCATCTAACGCGATATATCGCGTCCCGTTTGATAGCCTTTTGAGGTCCCGGGCGGGACGGAGCGGCTGAGACCCCGCACCGGGCATGCCCCCAGTTCGTGCGATTCCGCCCGGGACGCCCCCTGTATTCGCGCCGGGACAGCAGGAACCACACCCCACGCGCGGCAGCCCAGCCGATGACGAGCGCCCAGAGCGCCGAAGTTGCGATCAGCGCCTCGATCACCGGCCCGCCAGCGCAGCCACAACAAATACCAAAGCTGCCAGCCCGAACAGCAGGGAAATCCAGAACAGCAGGGAAATCCAGAACCGGTCGCTCATCGCGGACCCCCGAAATAGGGGACAGCCAGCCCCTCCCCGATCAGGACCTCATCAAGCCAGCGCCCGTCGGGGAGCAGGATGCGCACCAGCCAGCGCCCGTACTTGTCCTCGGGCCGGGGCTTGAACGTCTGCACCTGAACGGGGACGCCCACCGGGCACAATTGCGCAGCCCGCGCAGTTGCCGCGCCGTAGTTGAATTTCCCCCGCTCGGGCGTGTCGGCCCCCCAGATGCGGAACTCCAGCAGGTGCCTCACGGTGGTGAACACCCGGAAGCCGTTGTCGATTTCCTTCTCCACCCACATCCAGTCGGTGTCCCCGTCCACCCAGCGGGCCGGGATGCCCATGTAGTCCCACCCGGCTTCGGTCACCGGAACGTCAGCGTGAGCCACGCGAATCCGATCCCGGCGACCCAGCCGAGGGAGAACCACGTGACCGCGTCGAAGCGGGTCGGCCTCCTCATATGATCCACTCCACACAGTCCTGCCGGTTCTGCCGCACGGGTGCCCCTTTTGGTTTGCAGTAAACGTACACATTTATTATCCTGCCCGCCACAGGCCCCCGGAACCATGTGACACCCACGCAGGGGCACGAATTTTCCGTGGAAATGACACCCTCAGCCCCCCAAACAAGGGTCAAAGCTAAAGAAATGCGTTTCTTTCCGGGACGTCATTCTCCCCGCCCGTGGGAAAAGGAGCCTTATCGGCACTTTTCGCTAAAAAAATGCAGAACTTCCCAACATGTATACCGATTACACCGGGGGCCAACACGGGTAGGGGGACGGGCAGCGTTAACCTGGCGCGGCGCGCCGTCCGTTGCGGGTGGGTGGGGGCCTAACCTCCACAACCCACGCGGAATGGTAACGGAATGGTAACGACACGCCGGTGAACCCACCTAAAACGGCCATTTTTGGTAACGAAACGGTAACGATTAGGTTCCTATCGCTTGACATGTCTACCTACGTACATACTACTGAAAGTGCGGGCCAATTCCGGCCCGCACTAGGTCGGCAGACGTACGTACGTCTGCCCCACGCATAGGAAGGTCGCCCCAATTGGCTACCAACACAACACCCGCAACACCCGCAACACCCGCAGGAACCGACATCACACCCGTTGACGGCACGGTCGTCGACGTCGCTACCCTTCAGACCGGCACGTTGGACGCGCTACGTGCCGCGTTCGACAAGGAGCGGGCCGAGCACGACTCCCAGACCAAGGCCATCGAATCGGCCGTTCAGGCCCGCGCTGTTGCGGCTGTTTGGATGTCGCGTATCGCCTACCGGACGGCGACGCATGAGGCTGTTGCTACGAAGCGTTACCCGTATAACATCACGGGTGCCGCGAAGGTTCTCGGAATGCCTGTAGGGACGCTTCGGCCGTATGCGCTGGCCGGTCAGGCTTTGCACGTGAAGGACCGCGCTGGCCTTCTGTCTGTGCCGGACGCGGATGATGTCGCGCTGGTCGAGGGTTCCTTCGACGCAACTTCCCGCGCTGACCAGAAGGCCAAGCGGCTCGTCGAGAAGGAGAAGAAGGCCGCGCTCGAAGCCAAGGCCCTCGAACTGGAGGCCCTCAAGGCCGCGAACGGCAAGGCCCCCGTGGAGGCCCCCAAGGCCCCCGCCACGGGTACGTCAGCCCTCCTGCCGGAGGGTGCCGCAACGGGTACGGACAAGGCCCCCGAGGCCCCCGCAGGCCCCAGCCTGCAGGATGACGTCAAGGCTACGGCCAAGCTCTTGGTCAAGCAGATCCTTGCCCTTCGCGCTACCAAGGAATGGTCCGGTGTGGCCAAGGAGGTCAGCGCTATCCTCGCCGACGTCTACCCGAGCCTGAAGGCGTAGTCCGGTAGGAGGCCCCCGCGCTAGGACAGGCGGGGGCCTTCCCCTATGCGCCAGCTACCAGGTTGGCGCTCCTCCGACGTGCCTGCGCTGATCCGCGCAGACGGTCGACCATCTCCCGTTTTCCCCTCCCGTTAGGAATGCCATGTCCTTCTTCCCAGACCGTCCGCTCATCCACTCCGGTGACGTCATCGACTACCGTCCACGCGTCACGGGCGGAACCGTCACGGGCGTAGTCACGTCAGTGATCGGTTCCGGCAGGTCAGCCGCTGTCACGTTCAGAGTCACTGAAGGCACCTCGCTGTACCGGACCGGCACCACTGAATCCGTCTTCGCCGAGGATGTCTCCCACCATGGAAGGAGGTAACCCTCATGGAAGATGACCGGTGCGACCGCTGCGCCTACATCAACGAGCACCACTGCTACTGGTGCGGCTACACGATCGTCATGTCCCGCGTACGCAACGACGGAGCGGACGAGTGGGAGCACGTCATCCGCGACGCTGGCTGGTCGGTGCATGCCGCCAAGCCCTAGTCACTACTTGACATGACTTGACAAACCTTGTCAAATACGGTAATGTTGTTACTTCGCCCTTCCATGCCCTTTGGCAGGGCGGCAACTGGTCGACCGTCTCCGGTCGGCCCATCACAGAAAGACTCACCACATGGCTACCAACCAGAACCGCGCATCACTCATCGCCGCATCCATCGGCCTCAGCATCATCGCCTTCACGGCCAGCGCTGGTGCGGCACAACCGCCCACCCCCGCACCCGCCGTGTCCCACGCCATGAGCGAGGATGATCCCGGCTGGGACTGCAACCTCGACGGCAACCGAATCTGCGGGGACCCGCAGGGTGTCCACGCCACGGAAGCGTGGGCCGCATGGGACAAGACGCAGGCATGGAAGCAACTGCAGGTCGCCTCATCCAACGTACGGGTGGAGTACGTGGGCACAGCCACGCGCTACCCGACCGTGGACGAGCACACGGAGTTGGCCGTCCCCGCCCGCGATGGCTGGTACGTGTTCCGTGGCGTCCTGACGGACGGGAAGTAACGGCCATGGCATGGTTCGAAGTCACCCCCGCATATGGCCGCGACTACACCACCGCGAAGGCGGCGAAGGCTGACTGGAACGAGGGCAAGGACTTCCTCGACCCCAGCACCGGGCGCTACATGAGCAAGCGCAATGCGGACGCTGACCCGAGCATGCACGTCATCATCCGCTACAGCCAGAACCGCAAGGTCACTGGCACCAAATAGACCGGCTACCAAACCGAGGGTGGCAGATGGTCGCCCATCTGCCACCCGTACCAACCCAACCCAACCCCGAAGGAATCATCATGGCTACCAACCGCAAACCACTCCTCGACGCACCCTTCACCGCATGGGTCGCCACGCTTTCGACCGTCCCGTCAGGCGCATCACTGCTCTGGTGCGACGAGTGCCACCACTGGCATGCCAGCACCAGCGAGTGCCCGTACTCCCCGAAGGCAGGTGCGTGATGGACGAGCGCACATTCGCCGACGTTGACGCTGCGCTGGTGTGGTGGTTCCGCACCGCGATGGACGTTGCCGCAGACCCGCACCGTCCCGCCCGTTCCCGCATGTCCCTGCTCATGAACGGGTGCGACGCATGGCAGAGCATCATCGAGCACCGCGCCACCCGTAGGGCAGGTGCGTGATGGCACGCATGAAGGACTGCCCCGAGTGCCATGCAGGTGACGTCTCCCGTGCGGAGTGGTCACTGCATGACGGCGAGTACCCGGTGTTTTCCATGCGGGAACTGCGCAAGGAGCACTCGTACTGCGGGCTTCGCATGGGCAATGGGGATGCCCCATGGGAGCGCATCATGTTCCGGCGTGGCGGCACACACGAGCACGTCGGCACCCTCATCCACCACGGGAGGAAGTGATGATGTCGCTCACCAAGGCCAAGGCCGTCGCCAAGAATCCCGAGGCGTACACCGCGCAGGAACTTGATGATGCGCTGACCGCCATCGTCGACTCGGACATGCTCACGGAGGCGCAGGTCACCAGCCTGCAGAACAGGATCGACCCTGTCCTCCGTGCCCGTATCGAAGACGGTCGTACGTCCGCCACATAGACCGGGCGCAGGCGGGTCGTTGGTAGCCGCCCGCCTGCCCCATTTCATCAGGCTACCAACCAACGAAAGGAGCCAGTCATGGACTGGTTTGAACAACTGGCGAAGGCCAAGAGCAACGGTCTAGAGTACGCCACCAACGGCATCGCCGCTGGTGAAGTCAGTCCGCAGGAGTCGCCACTGTCAGGGGAATGGGCGGGGGCCATCACTCCCCGCGACGTGGTGGAGATGTCAACCAGACCACTGTCGGACGGCGACGTATGGGAGGACGGCAGGACTGCCGGCCCAAGCACCTTCGATGGTGCCGCTGACTGGGAGATTCAGGAACTGTGCGACGCATGGGAGGACGGCTACAACTCCGCACCATGGCCGGAGCCTGCGGTGGAAGTGTGCGAGCACGGCCTGTCCGCCCACCTGTGCGGGGGGCCGAACCACTGGTATGACCGCGACATCAGGGGCGGGTCATGATCGGCACCATCATCGGCACCCTTATCGTCATCATCGTGTTCACGCCACTGTTCTTGGCCGTCCTGTTCTCGTATGAACAGCAGCCGCATGTCATGGACAAGGCGTGGGATTGGATCAGGAAATCGGTCCGTCCCCCTCGGGCTTTCCCGCCACCAAACCGCACGTTCAATCTGACCCCGCTCAATGCCAAGCATGAACACCACGCACAGCAACACGAGGAGTGGGATGTACATTTCAGGGCACTGCTTGCGCAGTCATGGCACGTGAGCGATAAGCGGAACCTCCGTCCTCCGGGCTGGTGATGAGCGAGGCCGCCCCCTCCCACGACTTGACATCTCTACCCAAACATGATACGCTTAGAGTAGCGGGTGAGGTATGCCCAAAACCCGCTCACCAACTGGTCGACCATCTGCCGACCGGGCTACCAACCACAGAACGGAATCATCATGGCTACCGACCTCACTGCCCGCGAAATCAGCATGTCGCACACCATCGACGACATCGAAACCAAGCGTGCCCACATGAACGGGATGCTCGCCTCCCAGCGCTGGCTGCTGGCCACTGCGCTGGCCGCGATCCGCAACGGTGACACCCACGTTGCGGACGAATACGTCGACCGTTTCCTCACCCATGTCGACGCGGAACTTGCCTATCAGCGCGGCGCATACTGACACTGTCAGTAACCCACCAGCGTTCACCCCTAATTCGCACTCGCAGACAGGCATTTTCCATGGCTACCACCACACCCCCAGTAATCGTCCCGTCATCCACGATGGGGCCTGATGTACTCGCGATGCTTCTCACCGTCCGTGATGAAGTGGCCAAGACAATTGCCGCGCTCGGCCTCACCACCCAGACGGGCATCCATGACTGACGATGAACTGTTCACCCCCATCGGCAACCACCACCGGGGGCGCGTCAAGTGCACCATCTGCGGCAAGGCCGGGTACGAGGGTGGCTCATGGCAGGACAACTGCCGCAAGGGTCACCCGTATGCCTGCTCCTGCGGGCGCAGATTCACCGGCCCTGCCGCCATTGCCGGGCATCTTCGGCATGCTGGGCAGGACCACTTCACAGATGCACGGCCCACCACAGGGCACTGAACCGGGAGACGTACGACCGTCTGCCACACCACCAACTGAATAGGAGCTATCCGCAATGACTGTGATCGCCACATTCCACGGACCGAATTACGACTCATTGGTAAACGATGAGTACAACATCGAGGTATTCGACAGCCTCGGGCATGCGATGTCCGCGCTGTTCGACCGCTACGATTCCGGCGGTGCCCGGGCACTGCCGGTGTACTACCTCAATGGCTTCAAGGACACCACGTACTTTCCGATGGTGACCGGGGGCCATTACCTCTGCTGCTACCTCATTCCCGAGGACAGTGGCTCATCGCACGAGGGTGTCATTCTCGAAGCGCTCACCGCCGTGCACGGCGGGGTCTGGGACTACAGGCTGGTGCTCATCGGTGACCGGCCGGATGGCACCGTGTCCGTCTCGGTTGAGAAGCGCTGAGCCATGGACACCGCCAAGGTCATCGCCGCCGTGCCCTGCCCTGCCTGCCATGTCCCCGCAGGACAGCCATGCACCCGCCCCACGGACACCACACGCCTCACCGTGGCGTATGTGCACCTTGCCCGGAAGGCTGCGTACACCCGGACCCGGCAACTCGCCACCGGGAATGACTTCTTCCTCACGTTCGGGGTGCAGTACAACAGCGAGGTTCACCCGCTGTGGGCTGACTGCAACGCGAAGGGCTGGGTGCGCATCACCGCACCGGACTACGAGCGGGCACGGGAGATTGCCACTGAACGGTTCGGCCTGTACTGGTCCACCCTTACCCCGGGCTGGCGGTTCCAGCGCCACTACTTCCCGGCCGGGGAGCAGATGGTGCTGCCATGACCAGCATGCGCTCACTGAACCGGAACCTGAACGCCATCGCCCGGCGCATCATCAGGGATGACATCCGGGGCAAGGACCCGGACCCGCTGGACCTGCTCGCGCTGAGGGACGCGGCGGATGCCATCATCGAACGGCTGGCGGCTAGCCGTGAGGGCTGAGGACTTCGGCCCGCGCTACTACGCCATGAACGGCAGGCCCATGACGCAGATGGAGTGGGCGCGTGCCTTCGAGCACGACCGGCATATCAGCCTCGACTACATCCGGCTGCGTGGCCACATGTACCGGGTGTCCACCGTGTGGCTGGGTCTGGACCACAACTTCTGGCCCGGCGGTCCGCCACTGATCTTCGAGACGATTGTCTTCGAGGACGACGACATGGGCGGATTCGAGAACCTCATGAACAGGTACTCCACGCTGGCGGAGGCCGAGCGCGGTCACCGCATGTTCGTGCGTGCCGTTAAAAGGATTGTGCGCTCGCGAACGACGAAGCAACTCATAAAGAATGGCCGGAAGCCCACGGCAACTGGTCGACCAACTGCAAGGAAGTAGAACCCAATGGCTGCCAACCAGACACTGATCCACTATGCGCTGGACCTAGAGACACCACCCCTCATTGCCTGCGAGTCGCCGGATGTCACGCGCTACTCCCCCTTCCCCACGGATGTGACCTGCCCGGACTGCATGACGCACGAGCAGTTCCCCCGGTTGCAGGTGCAGCCACACATCCGGGCATACACCGTGCTCATGAATGCGGCTGACCTGCTCAGCGATGGCGGGGAGAACACCGAATACGACCGGGCCATCATCGAACTGACCTCGTCACTCATTGGCACTGATGACACCGACCTCATGGCCCGCATCCTGCGGTCATTGGCGACAGGAGAATGACCATGATCTGCGGCAACGTCAGCAAACCTCTGTTCTACGACCGGCAGGTGCACACCTGCACCCGGGATGAAGGGCACATCGGACCGCACCAGACCATGCCACTCGAAGGGAGTGGCGGGCACCTGTGGATCACCGAGTGGACGGGCACCGAGGGCGGGTCACAGTGGAGGGCGGTGGACCCCGGCCCGCGCAGGAACTGGCCGGTCATCACATGCACCAACTGCGGCCTGCGGTTCCGGCCCGATGCCAACTACCTCACCAAGGGCGGGACTGTCTGTTTTCACTGCGTGTTCTGGACCGGGCGCATGGCACAGTATGCGAACGGCGAACTCATGGTCATTGAAGGGACGGTCTACACGTGGGGACCCGAGCATGGGTATGGCGGGCGGGAGTTCAGCATCATCGCGGACGGCATCACCATCACCAAGCGCGGGCTGTGGTGTGGCGGGGACGTACCGCCGGAATACCGGGGCGTGTTGCGGGACAACGCCAACTGGTCGACCGACTCCCCACGGCCATGACCACCTCCGATCCTTGGGGTGACCCGGAGGCGCGGGTGCCCGACCCTTTCGCCCAATTCGGGTCGATCGGGTCGATCAATGATGCGATCGACAGCTTCGTCCGGTCACTACAGGCCCTCCGCTTTGACGTGGACAGCCTCCTCCCTGACCCACGGGAGGGGGAGGACACCCCCATCAGGACCCTCCGGGCCGGGACCCGGGTGTTCATCCTCGGTGACGTGTTCACGGTGTCCTCAGTGGATATGCGCGCGCCCATCCCCACCGTCTGGGTCAGGGAAATGCCAAACGCGCCGCTGTACTTTAATCGCGGGGACACTATCCCGCTTGCAAACGAAAGCACGGAGTAGCCATGGAACTGTCCACACCCGCTGACTTACTCGCGCTGATCCCAACGCTCATGAACCGTGAGCCGGAGGAGATACTGGTCCTCATCACCATCAAGGACAACCAGATGCAGGCCGCGCTGGGCATGGAGCACCTGCGGGACGAGGAGAACATTGCCGAGTACGTCTCTGCCATCATCACGCAGATGTTGGAGTTGAAGCCGGAAGCGCTGGTGATGGTGTTCTACACCGAGACTGAGTCGGGCTGCGATCACGAACCATACGAGCACGTGAACATACTCACCATGCTGGCGCTCGATGCCCTCACCCCCATGACCGTGAACCCCGGGGTGCTGGTGAAGGGCGGGCGGTATCACGTGTACGGCAGCGGCCAATGGCATGACATCGAGGAGGTGAAGGACTCCCAGTTGGCCGCGTCACTGGTTCTCAATGGAATCCCGCTCCAGCCGGAGGGGCTGGTCATTCCCGAGCCGACGGCGCTCACCGAGGAGGTGACGGAGGCCATCGACGAAAGGGTGGCACGCATACCCGAGTACCCCCGCCGTATCGAGGACGCATGGCACATGCCGTACGTGACGGAGGAGCGGGCGCTGTACGAGTCACTGCTCCAGCGCGGATTCGGGGCCACCGAACCGGAGGCAGTGCGCCTCATTGCCTGCTTCCAGAACCCTATGCTTCGTGACCGGCTCATGGTGGACACGATCAGCAGCACCATGGACCCCATGGAGTTCGGGGATGCGATCACCGGACAGAGCGACATCCAACCCAATCCCGAAAGGGTGATGGCGGCGGCGTCACTCATCGCCAACCTCATGCAGTGGACGTGCGACCGGCACCGCCTGCCTCTGCTCGTGGCACAGGCGTGGATGTCGTGGATGCAGGGACGGACGCTGGATGCGGAGCAGTACCTCGATGTGGCGGTGGGAGTGGACCCTGACTACAGGATGGCGAAGGCATTCCACCGCTACATCAGGGACCTGAAGCGGCTGCCCGATGGCATCGCCCACGGGGAGGGCCAATGAAGCGCGAGGGCCACTACATGAGTGCTATGCCGTTCCTCTACGGAGCGCGGTACATCACCTGCGAGGTGCCCGGGTGTGGGCGGGTCAAGCGCAACGACCTTGTCTGGCCACCACCGAAGCCCCTGATACACAAAGGAGGTAAGCCACGGTGACAGACGGTCGACCATCTTCCAAACCCAAGCCGCCCCGGGTTCCGATCTGGGTGACGGAGCGCGAGTTAGCCATGATCGCGGCGAAGTTTCAGGGCTTCCAAGGCGGGCTGGCGGATGCCATCAGCGCGGCCCACGTGGAAGCAGTGAGGGCACGGACGGCGCACAACCGGGCGCTGCGTCTGTATAGGAACTCACGAAAGGAACGCGATGAGTGAGTACACCATTGTCCGTGTCCGCGCCGCGCTCCGGCTGATTAGCCCGGACCACATAACACCTTGGGGCCGACGCCTGCTGGAACGGGTGCTCGACGACGAGGAAGAACAATCCAACCAGAGAGAGGAACCATCATGAGCGACACCGCCTACGTCACCAAACTACCGAAGTGCAATTACCCCCACCCCGAAGGTCCGGTCGACGCTTTGTATGACGCCAAGACCGACGAAGGACCGTGGGCCTACCTCTGTGAAAACCACTTCCAGCACAACAGCGTCGGCCGTCTCGGCACCGGCTATGGCCAGCGCCTCATCGTCGGGGAGAAGCCCGTGCCCACCACGGAGGAGCGCCGGGCAAAGGTGCGGCAGGCCATCAATCAGGGCGACTTCGACGCCGCCGAGGAGGCGATCGGTGATGGTGACCCAGCCGACTTCTTCTAAGAACGGAATCAGTCATGGCTCGACGTAAGCAGGGTGTCATTGAACAGGTGCGGGTGCTGATCCGTGCCTACTACGAGCGGTGGCGGCGGGGACGGTGAACACGCTCGCGGCCATCGTCTTAGTGCTGGCCATGTCGCTCGTGTTCATCGTGCCCTTCATCCGCCGTGAACCCAAGCCGCCGGAGAAGCCGCCGGACCCGCCGAAGCAACTGCCGAAGCCACCGGACCTGCGGTCACTCGACGAGAAGGTCGAGGAGTACGTGCGGATCAGGCGTGCCATGGACCGGATCACCAAACGGCAGCGCAGGACCGCCGAACGCCAAGCCCGCCGGGACTGGAAGCGGAAGTTCAAGGACCTCACCAAACCGAAGGAGGAGGAAGAATGACATGACTTGCCAAACTTCCCAAGTGTATGTAGACTTGGGAAGTTGTGTCCAAACATAACCGCAGGTGGTCGACCATCTGCGACGCACCAACCACAAAAGGAATCCCACAGTAATGAGCGCAGCTAAACGAGCACGGATCAGCAACGAGCGGGCAGGAGCACGCATTTCGGAGCAAGCCCAGCATGTAGCCGAGGGGCGCTACATTGACCCTCTATCCGGACGCCCCCGAAAGCTCGCAGCAGGTGCAATGACCGCTATTCAGCGGGAGTTTGAGCAGGGTGTCCCGACTAGGGAACTCGCGGCTAGGTATGGCGTATCAACGTCATTGATATTGCAGGTCTGCTATTTCACACATAAGGGCACGCCGCCCCAGCGGCCACGCCCATTGGATCAGCGGCCCGTGGTTATCCCCAATGACACGGAATAGGGCCGACGACTGCACACACCCTGTGCTGAAGGCCATCCTCGCCCTCTGCGATGAAGCCGACTTCGGGCAACAGTCCTACGGGTCGATGGTCGGGAAGATCACCACGTACCAACTCCGGGAATTACTCACGCAGGCAGGAAACCAAAGGAAGGAAGCTAGTGATGAAACACCACGTGAAACTCAATGATCTGATTGAGGCCAACAATTTGCTCATGGCTATGGGGGGCGATGACCAGTTGCCACGAATTGCGTCAGCCGCTATCGAGCGCAGTCTCGAATTGCAGCACCGTGTGGACCGGGCCATTAGGTATGGGGAGGAAGTGCACAGTAGCTCTCTGCACGCGAAACAAATCCTCCGCATTCTCGATGGCAGCATCACAATCGACGACGAAGCAAACGAGGTGGTGCCCGAGCCGGTCGTGCACCCGCTGGATGAGTACCCCCGCCTTGTCCGCCGACCGCTGACCGAGGCACCTGCCCCGAGGCAGACCGAGGGGAGGGGGATGGCGGGGCGCTCAACAGCGGAGCGGAAGGCGTTCCGGGATTGGCTGGCATCGCATGGCATCGACCTCCCGCTGAACAAGACGGTGCCGCAGCACTTGCTGGATGACTTCGACGAGGCGAGGGGGGGGCATGCTCGACCGGCACAGCACGAGAAGCGCGCTCACCACAAGAAGGACAAGTCGCCACGGGGGAAGCTGAAGCCCGGTCACGGACTGGAGGGCAGGTCCGCCCAAGAGCGGCTGCACATACGGACGTGGCTCGCCGAGCAGGGGTTTGAGATTGCCCCGTCGGGCCGCATCCCGCAGCAGTACATCGACCACTACGACATCGCTATGGCGGAACTGAAGCGCATGCAGCGGGAGCAAAAGCAGCAACAGCAGCAGCCCGTGGCACAGGTCCCTGAACAGGGGCAGGAGCAGCATGCGCAGGGTGCGTGAGGCGCGCACCCCTACCCACGCTTGACAAAACTTCCCAAGTCTGGTATACTTGAGAGTAGAGGGGTAGAACTATGCCCTCATTCCGGGTGCAGACGGTCGACCAGCGGCCACCGCACCTTTCACTTTGAATGGAGCACGACGGGCAATGACTCAGCATTCCGCCTACAAATGGGACGGTGCCCTCTATTGCGAGGGGGACATCGTTGCAGTCCTTACCCTGCACGAACCATGGACCGCATGGCGCGATGCAGGCGGGGACCCTACGGAAGATGACACCGAGACTGAACTCAACGAGATCGCTGCCATGTTCCAGATCAACCGCAGGGACAATCTGCAGGTGGCCGAGCGGGGCTTCCCCCGTCGGCTACATCATCTGCCGGAGGACTTCTGTGTCTTTTGTTTAAGGTGGTTCAAATGAACCGGCTACCAACCAACCGAAAGGAATGTCATGACTGACGACATCATGAACGACCCGGAGTTCATCGAGTGGGCGAGGCGCGTAGAGCGCGAAGTCGTACCCAAGATTGCAGGGTCCGCGTTCACCATTTCCCTCATGCCCGAGGGACCGCCGGACATCAAGTTCGCGGTGGAACTGGGACTGTCCGTGATGCTGGACAAGCCAATCATCCTCGCCGTCCCCACAGGCTCGGTCGTCCCGGCAAAGCTCCGGGCGCTGGCCGACGACATCGTGGAGGTGGACTGGGAGGAGGGTTCCCCCGCCGTGCACTCCATCATCACCGACGCCATCGAGCGTCAAATTGCGAAAGGTTCCAAATGAACACCGACACCCTGTCCGTCGACACCCAGCCCATGGAAATCCTGCCCGTCCCCCGTCCGGCGATAGACCCGCCGTTCTCCCAGTGGACGCACTACAACCCGATCCTCGTGGAGGCGCTGGCCGCACACGGTGGCGTGCCAGAGCAGGAGGTAGTGGAACACCTGCGTTCCCTGTCCGATGACCTGTACGAGGGGCGCATCACCGGGGTGCGCCCGCTGGATCGTCAGGCATGGGTGCTGCGGACCTACCTCGACGACCATGTGGTGGGCTGATGGCTATCCGCATCAAATACATCGCCGATTGTGACTGCGGGGGGACGATGTCCATGAACGAGTTGGACCTTACACAGTCCGGCTCTGACGTGGTCATCAACCTCGACATGCTCGGGGACTTCACCATCCAGTGCGGCACCTGCTTCGATGAGGCGTTCGTGCCCAACATCAGCGACCTCATTCAGGACGTGGAGCGTTGACCCCACCACGGTTACCGCTGCGCTGGAGGTTCGGGGCCAAGCGCTTCGACACCCGCAGCGTGGCGTTCCAAGTGGACGGGCAGGACCTTGTCCACATCTCGGAGATAGACAGCGACGGCAACGCCTTCGTCATCGTCTTTGAGTCATCGCACCCTGACGCAGAGGTGCTGTACACCGGGCGGATCAACGTGTCCGCACGCAAGTAATATCCATCGGCGGCTGGTCGACCAGCCGCCAAACCAGAAAGGTACACCATGTATCCGGCTACCAACCTCGCCAACTTTGTCGACCCCGTACAGGACCCCACCGTCGAGGTGGAGCGAATCCTTGTGCAGCGGTTGAACCGTGTTTTTGTGCCGTCACTGGGTGGTCACTCCTCGGATGGACTGCTCAACACGATCGTCGAGGTCAAGAACAAGCGGTACTTCGACGGCCACTACCTCTGGTACATCGCCGCATCCGGCGAATATGTGCAGGGCGCACCGGTCAATCCACCCATAGCCACCGGCAACACGGTCGTCGGCGTCATCAGCGATGACGTGTTCGTGGTGGGGGTGCTGGCCGAAAGGCCGTTCGGCAATGCCACCCCGTTCGTCAGGATCAATAACGTCATGCGCTCTGACAGGCAGACCCTCGGCGGGCAGGAGTTCTCGACCCGTTCATGCCATGTGTCCCAGTACGTGAAGGCGGCACCGTGGGCGGAACGCCTGCTTCCCACGGTCAGTGATGGTGTCGGGTCGGCCTCCGCAAAGCTTGCGCTGGCCGCGCAGTTCTACCAGAAGCGCCGGGCGCAGGCGGAAATCATCAGCCAGATGACGGTGCGGGACCTCGAAGAGGACTTGGTGGAACTCACGGAGAACTACAGCCTGCCAACCCCCACGTTCGGGGCCTTGGTGACGGCCAGTGCGTTCATCCCTTCGATGGGGTCGCTGGATTCGCAGGGGCTGGAGGGGGTACGTGCGGTCATGGACAGGGCTGGTGATGCCGCGCTCGTCAACACCACCGCGTACGCCCGGATCACCCTGTCCTTCATGTACCCGGGGGATGCGGGGAACAGCAGCGATGTGCGTGCGTTCAACGTGAACAGCCTCTCCCAACATGCAAACCGAGTCCTGAAGGCCCAAGGCTTGTCCATCAGCGACCCAACCCTGACCCCCGCCATGCGCGGCCTGAGCTTCTGAGAGGAACGACAATGACTACCACCGAGGAAGCCATGATCGGCGTGCCCGAGTACATCACGGACCTCTCGCGCCGGGGACTCACCCGCGGGATGGCAGAACTGGACAGTGAAGGCCTGGCGCTGAAGAACCCGGACCCGATACTCGGGGAGACGTACCTGCTCTGGAGTGAGGCGGCGCTGGACGACACTTCCCCCGTGTTCATTGCCACCTACTGCGGGGAGTTCGAGGGCGAGCGCCTGCTTGCCCCGCTTGGGTACATCACCCGGCCACGTGATGAGGTGGACGAGCCGGAGGTCCGCGCCCTCGTCGGGCAACAGGCCATCGAGGACAGGGTGTGGGTGAAGGCGCGCTTCGACGTGGTGCCCATCACGGATGCGCAGATGGACGCCAGCCACGAGAAGATGCTGGAACTCCGCCGGGAACAGGCGACCGAGCAGACGTGGTTCGAGGATTTTGGTGACGGGCTGAACGAACTGGCTGAGAACAACCGCTGGTGCAGCACGTACGACGAAATCGTGCGCGCCATCGGACTGCCCGGGAGGAAGCGGAACTTCTGGGTCAGCGTTTCGGCGCGGGTAACCGTGGAGGACAACTCCCCCTCGGGTGCGTTGGATGATGCGCTGGAGAGCCACTACGGGGCGCACATCGAAACCACGTACGCCGAGTTCCGGGGCACCGTGCGGATCACCGTCCACGAAATCGAGGCCACCGATTCCAGCAGTGCCGAGTCCCATATCTCCGAGGACGATGTGAAGGCGGAACTGAACGACGTGTTCAGCGGCAGTGACGACATCACGCTGGATGACTGGGAGGTCATAGGTTCCGGCGAGGAGGAGGACTAATCCCTCGACCGGGTAA